AAGAAGGAAATCAGAGTAATGAAGACAGAACGTGATAACGTAGTTGTCAGAAACATTATCTTACCAAGTATCAAGTTTGAAACGCCAGAATTTAATGGCGTGTTCAACTGGTTCAAAAGTCAAATAGTAAATACTATGATTGACATTGAACAAGCAGAAACAAAAGGTCCTAAATACAGGATGATGTTCAAAGGAGTTCCTACTGACTATGGTTTAGGTGGTTTGCACGGATGTATCAGATCTGGTATATACAGTGCAGGTAATGGTAAAAAGATTTTGTCTGCTGACGTGACGTCTTTTTATCCTAATCTTGCTATTAAAAATGAATGGTCTCCAGCGCATATTCCTAAAAAAGACTTTTGTGAACTGTATGAATGGTTCTTTGAAGAGAGAAAGAAATATCCAAAAACTTCTCCTTTGAATTATCTATTCAAAATTATATTGAATTCTACTTATGGATTAAGTAAAAATAAGTATTCGTTTTTGTATGATCCTGAATTTACTTTCAGAATTACCATCAATGGACAATTACAACTATCAATGTTGTATGAGATGATAGCAACCAGAATCCCTGGTGCTCAACCACTTATGCAAAATACTGATGGTTTGGAGTTTCTTGTAGATGAACAAGATGAAAAATTATTTTATGAAATCTGTAAAGAATGGGAAGAGTTGACATCTTTACAACTTGAAACAGTAGAATATGACAAGATGATTATTGGCGATGTGAATAACTACATTGCTGTATACACAGATGGAAAAACAAAATGCAAAGGTCGTTTTGAATTTGAAGAGCTGGCACTTCATAAAAACAAATCTCATCTAATAATACCAAAAGCGTTGTATGCATATTTCATATTTGGAAAAGATCCAAAAGATTTTTTACAAGAAAATAGAAATATATTTGACTATTGCGCAGGAGCAAAACTAAAAGGAAATTGGTTCTTTGAAAAAAGAGGTGTAGTAAATGGTGAGTATCAAGTAGAAAAACTGCAAAGACTTGTTAGATATTATATTTCCAATACAGGAGTCAAGCTAATTAAGTGTAATCCGGATGGTCGCGAAATACAATTGGAAAGTGGTAAGCACATGCAGACAATATTTAATCTGCATGAAGAAAAACCATGGGACCAATATGATATAAACGAAAAGTATTATTTAGATAAGATTTATGATGAGATTCAAAAGATAGAGAAGTCATCTATCATATTACCTCAAGATAAAGTAAATCAACAATTAAGTCTCTTTTAAAAATGAAAAGAACAGTAAATGGCATGATTGCCTATGGTAAAATGTTAAGCACACCATTACCAGCAAGAACAAAAACATATACTCCTATCTCTCACAAAGACGTTGTCAGTCGTGTGAGAGCAGAAATAGCTGCAGCAGGATATATAATTACTGGCGAAGATTACAAGTGCACACAAGATGGCACTGTAGCAATTGGAAATTTTAAATTGAATTATAAAGCGGATCCAGATGTTGAGTTATCTGCAAACTTTATGAATTCATATAATAAACAATATGCATTTAGATTCTCACTTGGAGGATTGGTAAAAGTATGTATGAACGGTATGATGTTATCAAACAGTAAGTTTGGGGCATACAAACGCGTTCACAAAGGTGCTGCAGATATACTTGCAGCTGGTAAAATCTCTGAGTTTATAAAAGATTCAGAAGAGTATTGGACAACATTGATACAGCATAAAGATGCTTTAAAAGATCGAATTGTAACAAAACCAATTGCATTTATTATTCTTGGTAAATTATTCTTTGAACATGAATTACTGACAACTATGCAGTTAAACATGATTAAGAAAGAAATGGAAAAACCAAGTTTTGAATACAATGCAGATCCTGATAGTGCTTGGGTATTGTATAATCACATTACTCTCGCATTAAAAGAAGCACATCCTTCTACCTGGATGGATGATCAAGTAAAAATGCATCAAGTATTTTGTGACACTTTTGGTATAGACATTGATTCTGATACAGAACCTGAAGAAGACAGTGCCGGTTATACAGTTGCTGATCGAGAAGAGGAAATAGAAGAACTATTACCATTTTAATAATTGGGGAGTGTAAAAGCTCCCCTAATTTTAGTTATTATGAAAATAAATGAGCAATTGCAAGACATGATAGATCTTAAAACAAGATTACAAAAAGTACAAGAAAAAATAGAACTTTTAAATTCAGAACCAATGGTTGATGTTATATTACAAGCAATTATCAAAGTGAGTAAAAAAGATACATCTCACAATGTAGTTCAGTTTACAAAGCGATATCTACGTAGATATTACAATATCGATATAGATTCAAAATCGGTAAGAGACAGAATAAAATCAATAACAAAACAATTAAAGTAATGACAAAAAATTTAAAACTTGACCAAGCAATATCACTTTTGCAAACTGGTAATACTGTAACCAGAAATGAATGGAAAACAAGAGGTGCATTTCTTTATAGTGCAGATGAAGGTAAAACTATTGAGTTAAAAAATGCAGAAGGAACAATTGATCCAAATTGGCAACCTGACGAAATTGATACAATCGCTGAAGATTGGGAAATGATTAATTCTTTATAAGATGATTATAGGTATAAATGGTAAAATAGGATCTGGTAAAGACACTATTGGAGAAATTATACGAGGTCTTTGTTTAACAAATAAAGATCAAGTATTTGAAATCAAAAAGTTTGCTGGTAAACTAAAACAAATTGGCAGTATACTATCAGGTATTCCTGTAGAGAAATTTGAAGACCAAGAGTTTAAACAAAAACATATGGGTCTTGAGTGGGAAATGACATACAGAGAGTTTCTTCAAAAACTTGGTACAGAAGCAATGCGTGATGGATTACATACAAATGTATGGGTAAATGCTTTGTTTGCTGATTATAGACTATGGAGTGATGGAAGTAAAGATTGGTATCCAAACTGGATTATAACAGACATGAGATTTCCTAATGAGATGGAAGCTATTGTAGAGAAAGGTGGACTCACTATTAGAGTGGTTAGAAACAATAATGCTAAATACTCAGATAAGAAAGTTAAATCCATACTTAAAGATATGGGTTATGTTGACTTATCAGATGGTGTTTGGGAAGAATTGGCTATCAATGAAGGATTCACCTGGTTTGAAACATTTAAGTTATGGACATGGGATGAAGATGATAACAATAATGAAGCTTTGCATCCTTCAGAAACAGCATTAGATGATGCTGAGTTTGATTATGAAATTATCAATGATGGTTCTATTGAAGATCTTGTAACAAAAGTTAGAGAAATACTAACAAAAGAAAATATAATATGAAAACATTTGTAATAGGAGATGTGCACGGTAATCATCGTGCACTTCTACAATGTCTTGAGAAATCAGGATTCGATAAAGAAAATGACAAATTAATATCGCTTGGCGATATTGCAGACGGTTGGAGCGAGGTTTCTGAGTGTGTTGACACTCTGTTATCAATTAAAAATTTGATTGCCATACGAGGCAATCATGACGTTTGGTGTTATGATTGGTTTGAATACGGAAGAACACCTCTTATTTGGTCAGCGCAAGGTGGTGCTGCGACTATGGAAGGTTATGTTCGCACTGGTAAACTTGTTGAACAGTCTCATAAAGATTTTTGGAAAAACCAAATAGACTATTACATTGATGATGAAAACAGATTGTTTATTCATGGCGGATGGGATTACATGGAAGGATTTCCACGTGGTGCAATGTTGTCAGTAAATGCAGGAAGTCTTGCTAAAGAATGTCATTGGGACAGAAGTTTATTAATGGGTGCTAAATCTGCATTTGGTAACAAGATGTCAAGAAATGGTAAGTTCAAAGCACTTGAAGAATTTAAAGAAATCTACATTGGACACACTGCAGAAAATGATGGACCTAATCAGTATGGAAATCTATGGAACCTGGACACAGGTGCTGGATGGAATGGTAAACTTACAATCATGGATGTTGACAGTAAAGAGTTTTGGCAATCTGACTTTGCTACTTTATTGTATCCTGAAGAACGCGGAAGAGGATAATGGAAATAAAAAAACAGAAAACAAAAACTTTAGTTACCAGAGATAATGGGAGGAGTAGCGATGCTATTTCTCCCAATTTTATTTATGGATGTTTAGGTGGATGCATGAAATCGTATTGTTATGTAGGTAGATTTAACAACAACAAGTTATTTCTAAATGAAAACACAGAACAAATATTAGCATCTATAAACAAATGGGCAGAACCACAGCCAATGCCTAAGATACCTAATCAAATTGATGACAAGTATTACTGTATTGATATTGGATGCAGTACGGATGTAGCATTACATGGTAAATATTACCAGTGGCAACAAGTGTTTGAGTTTTTTAACACGCATCCAAAATTAAAAAGCACTTTTGCTACAAAGTATCCTACTAAATTTAGATTAGATGATTATACTCTGGTTCCTGGTAAACACAGGATCAGAGTAAGTTTGATGCCTCAGAAATATGCAGATGTACTGGAACCAAATACAGATAGTATTGCTGATAGAATTGCAATGATTCCTAAGCTGCAAGAGAAGATGGAAGTACATATTAATTTTAGTCCTATCATATATGAAGAAGGATGGTTAGACGAGTATATAAATCTTTTTGAGTTACTAAAAACTGCAGGTATTAATGTACCATGCGAATGTATCTTCTTGACGTATAATGATACATCTTATCAGAACGCAGATGACGCTGTAAACGCCTTGTGCTGGAAACCAGAAATACAAGAAAAGAAAGATTCGCAATATGCTGCAGATAACATTAGATACAAATATCAGTTAAAAGCAAAAATGATTGATGATTTTAAAAAACTGTATGCTGAGTATTTTGATCCTAAAAACATTAGGTATATATTTTAATAGAAAAACCCCCAGGAATGGGGGTCTTTCAACAGAAGAGAGAAGAAATCAACTAACTATAAAGAACAGTTGTTTACTAAATCTTCGCAAGTTGGAAATGCATTCCATCCTTACGTGTCCACGTACCTCCCCAATCAAATCCTGCATCTGTAAAACATTTTACAAATCCTGCAGATAACACTGGTGTTTTACCAAGACCATTCCATGCAGCATTAACATCAATAGCAATTGCCCATGAGTGTAATGACATGCTTGTTAAACCTCTTTTCTTTCTGATATTAAAACATCCATCCCATGTTTTTAGTTCTTTTACAAAACCTGTTGCAATAAGATTTTTAAATGCTTGCGTGAGAGGCGCAACTAAATCTTTGTTACAATACAATCTTTTAGGTATAACACCTATTTCTAATTCTGTTGGTACATCCCATAGAATCATGTTGCGTTCTAATGTAGGATCACCATATTTTTTTAAACATTGTGCACTTGTTACCATTGGTTATTATTTTTTAAATGAAATTTTCCAGTATGCTCCAACACCATAAGTAAATGTACCGTCAAAGTTTATTCCAATATTTGCTTGGTATATTTGGTCTTTTTTGGTTTTGTATAATACGCCTGGAGTTAATAATTGAACAGCATTTTTATCACCAAAGATATTTCCTCCTATGTATAATTGACGTACAGGTTCTTTTTCTTTAGTTATAGTTACCGTTTTTGTCACAAAAGGTATTTTGTAATCGTATATTTTGGTTCTTTTACCAAGTTTGTTTAACCAAACAGTATCAATTACAACAATAGTTCCAAGACTGTCAAGTTTTAAAGTATCTTGATAAACTCTTCGAGCAATGTGTTGTTTAAGTAAATAGTTAAATCTTGCTCTGCAGGTGTCTATATGCTCACCTGAAGTGTATTCTGGCGCATCTGGTTTTACAGTATCATGTATTGTATGATATACAGTATTTTGTACAGTATCATGCACATGCTTGTAAACTGTATCGTATTTTATCTCTACTTTAGGATCAGCAACAACTACTTTATCTCCTGAACAAGATCTTTGTAGAAAAATTATTAGGACAAGAAGTCCTATTAATATATAATTAAAGTATGGTTTTATATTTTTCATTCTTGCGGGTTTGTTATATCAACGTCTTCTTTTACTTCTCTTGCTCTTCGTATGGCGTTTTTAATAATCTTCCATATTTTTATATTAAGAGCCTCTTCTATATTTTCTTTAATTGAAGTTCCTTCAATAAGAATTATTACAATGCAAACAAGTTTAGTAGCAAAATATTGCACTGAAATAAGACGAATAAGTAAATCATTTAACAAAAACTCATCTATTGGAAAAAGTAAGACAATACATATCTCATACAACAACATTTTACTAATAATGTTAGACAATATTCTACTTCTAATAGAACTCCAACCTCTTAATTTTACTGATCTAAATATTCCTGTGAATGTGTCTAATAAAACAATTAACCCAACAGTAATAACCAATCCTGTGATTGGTGAAAAGAAAAGTAACAGTCCTGCTAATGCATTTAATAGGTACGTTTTCATGAAAAATTTAATATATAATAATACTTGGTATGTGTCGTCATTATTAATATACTAAAAACTTTAAAAATATCCATATAATTCATTTACTATTTGATTTTTTATTTTGATATTTGCATTCTCGCTTTGAAAAGCTGTTTTTTATCCTTATCTTGAAGTAGTGAGACTGAAAAAATTAGAAAAATCAGCTATTTTCTGCAAAAAATGAAAATCTTAACACAATTCACTTAATAAATAACACTTTAAACCCAATCTCATTATGCAATTAGACAAGCAAATTTTGAGCGAAATAACTGTGCATACAAAGTATGCTAAGTTTTTACCAGAACAGGAACGTAGAGAATCCTGGCAAGAGCTGGTAACACGCAATCGTGACATGCATCTTCGTAAATTTCCTGAACTGGCTGTGGAAATTAAAAACGTATACGATGAATTCGTATACACCAAAAAGATTTTACCATCAATGCGTTCGTTGCAGTTTGGTGGTAGAGCAATTGAGTTAAACAATGCTCGTATATACAACTGTGCATTTTTACCTGTTGACAGCATTCATAGTTTTTCTGAGACTATGTTTTTATTACTTGGTGGAACCGGAGTAGGATACTCTGTACAAGGACATCATATTGAAAAACTTCCTGAAATTAGAAAACCTAATTACAATAGAAAGAAAAGATATGTTGTTCAAGATAGTATTATTGGATGGGGTGATGCTGTTAAAACTTTGTTCAAATCATATACAGGAGGAGTTACATCTCATATTGAATTTGATTTGTCAGACATTAGACCAAAAGGTGCTTTATTAATTACTGCAGGTGGTAAAGCTCCAGGACCAGAACCATTACGTATCGCGTTAGTAAAAATTGAAGCAATACTTCGTGAAAAAGAAGATGGTTCAAAACTTACAGACATCGAGTGTCACGATATTCAGTGTCATATTGCAGATGCTGTACTTGCAGGTGGTATCCGTAGAGCTGCAATGATCAGTTTGTTTGATTTACATAGTATGCAAATGCTAAATTGTAAAGCTGGTAACTGGTGGGAAAATAATCCACAGCGTGGTAGAGCAAATAACTCAGTTGTATTGCAACGTCACATGATTGATAAGAAGACATTTGATATGGTATGGGAAAGAATCGAGGCATCTGGATCCGGGGAACCTGGAATATATCTTACTAATGATAAAGACTGGGGTACTAATCCATGTTGTGAGATTGCACTACGACCATATCAGTTCTGTAACCTTGTAGAAATAAATATGGGTGAAATTACTAATCAAGATGATTTGAATAGTCGCGCACGTGCTGCATCATTTCTTGCAACCTTGCAAGCATCTTACACAGATTTTCATTATTTACGTGATATCTGGAGAAAAAACACTGAAAAAGATGCATTACTTGGTGTATCAATGACAGGAATTGCTTCCAAATCTAATATGGAATTGAACTATGTTGAAGCTACAACACATGTAGTTGCAATGAATAAGACAATTGCTGAAAAAATTGGAATCAATGTTGCTGCAAGAACCACTGCAGTTAAACCTGCTGGTACTACTTCTCTTGTATTAGGTACGTCTTCTGGTATTCATGCATGGCACAATGATTATTATATTCGTCGCATGCGTTTAGGTAAAAACGAAGCTATCTACACCTATCTTGCAATTAATCATCCTGAACTTCTTGAGGATGAATATTTTAATCCTAATTCACAATCTGTTATTTCTGTTCCACAAAAAGCACCTGAAGGAGCAATTACACGTCACGAGTCTACATTAGATTTACTTGAAAGAGTAAAAACAATTTCCAAAGACTGGGTAAAACCTGGACACTTTAAAGGACAAAATACACACAATGTATCTTGTACAGTTTCTGTTAGACCTGGAGAATGGAAAATTGTTGGTGAATGGATGTGGGCAAACAAAGAATACTACAATGGATTGTCTGTACTTCCTTATGATGGTGGTACATATAAGCAAACTCCATTTGAAGATTGTACCAAGGAACAATACGAACAAATGATGCTTACTCTAAAAGACGTTGATTTATCTAAAGTAATTGAAGTAGCTGATACTACAAACTTTGGAGAATCAGTTGCTTGTGGAGGAGCAGGATGCGAAGTATAATGCATACATATTTAGGAAGAGAGTGTTGGGTATACACTCTCTTCATCACAAGTAAATTATTTAAACATGAAAGACTTTTATGATCATCTCGTAAAAAATGAAACAACTCCAAATGGGTTGTTTGTGCTACACTGTTTACATAAGAGTTATAGTTACCAAAATTATGTGAATACTTTAACAGAACTATACAGATTAGAAATGCATGGTTTTGTTGCTAAAAAGGAAAACGAGTTTGGTTCATCTTATGTAATTACAACTAAAGGTCTTCACTTGTTAAAAGAGTCTGAAGATATTTTGATTCGAAACAAAAGAATTAAAAAGAATGAAGTTCCATTTGAAGACTGGCAGGAAAAAATTATTGCATATAATAATTTGTTTCCTAAAGGTAAAAAAGAAGGATCATCAGTAAGTTTTAGAACTAATCCAAAAGAACTATATGATAAATTCAAATGGTTCTTTGGTGAGTATCCTGATTATGATTGGGATATGGTGTTTAAAGCAACTGCAGAATATGTGAAACCGTTTGATGAAACGTCAGATTATCAGTATATGCAGACTTCAAAGTATTTTATCCGGAAAGATGACAAGAATAAAAATACAACTTCTACACTTGGGACCATGTGTTACAATATAGTAGAAGGTAATCTTGATCAGGTTTCTGACAATTACAAATACTTTGGTGATTAAAAAGATAAGGGGGTTTAAACACCCCCTTTATTCTTTTACTTTCCTTGTCCTCTGTACAATTTCTTGTAATTCTTTGAGGATTTTAAAACAGATGTTTTAGTTTTACTATGAACACCTGGTCTTTTTACTTTTGGTCGCGCTTGAAACGTACCTGTTTGTGTTGTTTTTGCTTTTGCCATTATTCTTCAATTATTTGTTCGTTATTTTCAATTATTTCTTCAGTGATAATGACGTAGTCACCATGAGCTTCTGCTTCTAAAAGATCAAGAGTTTCTACATACCCTTCTCCTACTATCATTCTGTATTTTGTAAGTATCATAATATTTAATTTTTAATTTAACGCACCTCTTGTCGATGCTATTATGGTAAATCCAAGATAATCAACAGTTATCATTTCTGTTGGTACAGTTATTGATACTGATGAAAAAGCTAACGCACTACCAGTTAAAAGTGCTGTTGGTATATTTGTTGTTAATGTGTCACTCCATAACAATGCACCAGCCATGTTGTATAAACTGTATTCTATTAAATTTGTCGCCTTATACAAAACTCTCATGTGAAACCATATTCCACCATTTGATATAGGAAAAAAAGTTCCTGTTTGACTTCTTACTGATGCATTTGCTGTTTTTCCATATAATTGATTATCAACAATTTCCATATAAAAACCTTGTGAGGCATCTGTAACAGTATTTGTAGCAACCATAAAACCTGCTCTAATTGTAGAACCTATTCCAATTATAGTATTTGGTGTTCTAAAAACTAAATCCATTTGCATTCCAATTGTTGGAAATATATTACCAATTGATAGCGAGTTTGTAGTAAAAAAACCACCACTGCTTGCTGTTGCTGATGATGAAATTCTCAACATCCCCGGATTTGTTCCATTAAAATAAGGCGCTACTGTAATTGATCCTGAAAGATACGTACCAGATGAAAAAGGTTGAATAGCTTGAGTTGCCAAACCAATAAAATCTGAACTAAGAACTCTTGATACTTGTCGTAGTCTAAATTCTTCTGATCTATTTTCCCAAAGTGTAGTAGTTTTATTGTACAATAATGAATCACCATTATTTGGAGTATTACTTATCAAGTCCACATTATGAAGCTCTTGTAACTCATACCCATTTTGCACCCTTACATACATTCTACCCGCACTTCCATTTGAAGCTGTTGTTACAACACCTAAATAAACTAAATGATTAGGTGCATAAGGTTTAACATTTGTAATTGTTCCTGCTGTTGCACCAAGATATACAGGATCCCCATCATTCCAAGTTGATGTAGGTAAAATACTTAATCCATCCAACAATCCTTGCATCATTATCAACCCCTTTTGATTAACACCAATAGATGTAGACAATACTAATCCAACTGTTTGAGCAGATGTCGCATCACTTGTATTATTTGCTCTTTTTACAGTCATTCTGTCTCCTGTTCCGCTAAAAGCATAAACAGGCATTCCTTTAGTTAGAGTAACGGAATCATCATTCGTAACATAAGACAATAAACTATTTGGAGCAGTTCCAATAACTTGAAACCTACTTGTTGTTGAATTATACACACAAAGCATTTCGCCTCCATTAATAATATCACCACCGATTAAAACACCATCATTATTTCTATATAAAGGTATTGCGCCAAGTGAATTTATATTTAGTGTTGCACTCGTAGTATTTCCATTTGTAAATCTAATCAAGTAGGCATCAGCATCATTATAAGCAGTAACTCCTGTAATTGTAGCAGTATATGTGTCAGTTCCGGATGCTGTTGCGTGAGGTATTCCGCCACCTGTTGCACTTGCATTTAATGTTCCTCCTGATAAAGTTAATCCTGTGCCAATAGTTATTTCTTCCATTACACCTGTACCTGCTGTGCTTCTACCAATAAGTTTATTAGTAGCCATAGATGTAGATATAACAGGCGTTGTTCCTCCTGAAGATGTTATAGGACTTGTAGCACTTACTGATGTTACACCAGAAGTAATCCAAGCAGTACCAGTTAAAGTTGAAGATAAAATTTGACCTGCTGTACCTGGTGAATTTGCTGAATCATATACTGCACCAGTAATTCTTGCATTACCACTGACATGTAATTTTTGAGAAGGACTATTTGTTCCCATCCCAACATCACCTGCTTGAGTAATACGCATTCGCTCAGCACCATTAATTGTAAAAAGATATGCTGTTAAAGATTGTCCAAATAATGGGTTAAATTCTAATTGATTAGAAGTATTTATTTTAAAAACTGATAATGGTAAACCATCCGGTCTATAACTTATGAAATGTCTATTATTATCTATTGCAATATTTCCATTTGTTATGGCAGCTTTTATAGAAAGTCCTGGATCAATTGCAGTTCCAACAAGTATTTTATTAGTTATAGTATCTCCTGTATTATTAACACGAAATACACTATTTCCAATAACACCTGTGTACTTGATAAAATTTATAAAATCACCAGTATGCAGTGGTCTACTATTTAATCTTATACCATCTGAAAGTGCAGAGGTGTCATCAAAGTCACCATAAAAACCAATATTTTCTGGACCAGAAACAGCAACATTGTATCCAGTCATTATACCATTTGCAGGTGCTGCTTTACCATTTATTCTTACAATTACTGCATCTGGAGTTCCTCCAGGTAAATTATAAAATGGCATATTGACATATAAGGTAGAAGGTACATTTGCAACATTACTTGCACCATAGTCACAATAAATTGTACCGTTTACGTCAAATCTAAAAGGTGTTGCAAAACTGATCGGTCTATTAACTATTACCGAAGTACCATTGTCTTCTATAAGTGAATCGCCAATAGTTGTTGGTGTAAAAAATTTAGATACACGATTTGGTGTACCAGAACCTGTAATACCACCAAAAGAAGAAATTGCATTTTGTAATTTTTCTAATGCTGTAAGCACTGAATCTGCAGCAGTAATTGTACCAGGAATTGGTACAAATCCATCAAGAGGTCTATCAAGTACTACATCGTTTTCATTTGCACCATCATATAACTTAAAATATCCATTTTTAAGATAGAATTTTTTGAATCCTGGTTGCACAGAACCTGGGGATCCAACGTAATTCGCTACATGTATTGGTACAAGATGCTTCATAATATAAATAGTAAGTTATACTATAATATACGAATTATTGGTTACGTTTCATAATATCAATACGCCAATTTGGATCTGCAATATCTCTAAAGTTTTTAATACCAGTTAGATCGAAGAAATCTTTCATCAATTTTGCATCACCTTTCTCATAACCACCAGCTTTTCTCATATAGTGAGAATCTTTCCAGATTTCATGTTTCCATTGACTATCATCTTCATTAGGTTCTTCACCACCATTAAAAATATATGATAGTAAAAGATTAAATCCATGACTACTTGTTGCCATCAGCGCGTTAAATTCACGTGTGTATGCAGTAAATGTTGTAAAATTCTTAACGTATTCTTTAGAACCACCTCCAATTGGAAACATCGAGTTGGTTTCACCATGTACACCCCAAAGAACTCTAATTGCGTTACCTTCCAAGAATGATAATTCTTCATCATCATCGTCTTTTTTCCTAACGTATGAAAGAGCCATCATACTTAAAACTGTAAAGAGAGCCATTGTCAACGCATCTCTTTTTGCATGCTGAATTTTAGACGCATAAAAACCATTTACTTTTGTTTTATTATCTCTCAAAAGATTTTTGCTACCAAACAATACATGTTTAGCAATTTCTTTTGGTCCATAATAGCGATATGCTGTTACAAATGCTCTCCAGTATCCAACAGCAACTTCTCCAGATTCATAGTTTGGTCTAAGATATCCAAATCTATTTAACATCTGAGGTATTACATATTTTCTAAAGAAGAATACAAGTTTACCTACTACATTTTCTTCAAAAGCAGTTTGATCTGCTTTAGCATAGTTACCTTGTGCTCTACGCATTTCAGAATAAATAGTATTTCTTAATCTGTTTTCATCTTGTTGTGTATATTCTACATCATTGCGTTTTGATATGGAACCATCAGCATCTTTAAAATAGACCTCGTGAGCTGGTATAACTACATCATTACCTTCAGCATCTTTTCTGTACACTTTATCTCCTGTAACCGGATCAATGTCAAAAGTTTTAAATTTGTAACGATTTAAAATTGCGTACATTACTGTAACACCAATTTCTGTATCACCTTTATCTTGAAATAAATATCCAAGTTCTTGAACATTCATTGCTTTAGATAAAATTCTTCTACCTCTTGAACCAGTTACTTCATCGACATATTTTATATAATCCTTTTGCATTGGGTTAAATAGTCTGTACAACATAGTAGATTTACTAATGTCACTAACTCTACCCCAGTCACCAAAATAGTTTTTGATAAAACCGTTTTCACCAAGACCATACACTTGACCTTTTGCCCACATATAGTCTTCTCTACTATAGTGATCACTTTCTAATCCTCCTGCTGCAATAAATGCTTGTACATTACCAGACACGTAGTTTTTAGTTTGGTTGACAACATCAAATCCAATTCTAATAAAACTGGTGTATGACATTACGTTATTTACAATCTTTGTAAGTTTTTTGTTAAGATATGTAAGTGATTGATCTTGTGCATTAATAAACTTTCTTCTTTCAAATTTAAGAATTGAAATTACATTTTCAAGTTCTGCAAGACGTTTATTCATATCAATTGGTCTACCTTCATCATCTTTAAGAACTGCTTTGTTTTGAGTTTGTTTTTTCAAATCCTCAGAAAGTAATTCAATACCAGAAATAAAAATATCAGCAACCGGTGCAACTTCTTGCATTGCAATATTATAGTTTGCTTCTGTTGTCCATTTCATTAAACAACCAACTGCATCTTTTGATTGCATGTTTTCAGGAAGTTGATCGTTAAATCTTAAACGAATTCTACCTCCATTATCACCAAAAGTATTTGACACTGTGTCTTGTACACTACGTGTTTTCCATGCTTTATCAATGTATTGTTCCCATCTGTTTTTTGAACCTTCAATAATTCCTTCTCTTGAGAAGTTTTGCATTGTGGTTGAAGCAAATCCAGGAACTTGGTATCCAATTTTTTTACCATCAGTTTTTACTTGTAAATCAAAAAACATGGTAGTTAATTTTTTGTAAAAATTAAATAGTTCAGGATCATTCATCATGTTCAAGTATTTTGAATTGATGTTTTCTACTTTATATGTAGACCTGTCTACTTGATAAGATTTGTCAGAATCTTGATAAATACCTTTTGGCATTGGAATTCCATCTGGTGATTTTAAAAAGTCTGGATTATACGACGACTCTTTTAATTTTTTGATTTTATACTTAGGATGTGGTACAGTTTCAGTATATTCTGCAGCAACGCCTGGAGCAGGAAGTCTTTGGTAATTAAAAGATTTTGCTATTGTTCGTTTGTAAATATCTTCTTCACTGTCTAATATACTTTGATATGGTTGTTGGTGAAATTGATTGTACCATTTTTCAAATTTCTTTTCTTCAATGTCAAATTGACCTTCATAAAATATAACATCTTTTGTAGCATTATCAATTGCAGCTGCGTCTTTACTTGCCTCTGCTTTTTCTAAATCAAGTTGTGCTTTAATTAATAGTTTTTTTGAACTATTTAATGCTTTGATTTTAGCATCACGACTGTTTATGTAAGATTTACTTAACTGCAGTGAAGCAATTCTGTTTATTTGTTCTTTAATTTGAGTAGATCTTTGTTTTTCTTCAGGAGTAAATTTACTCATATCAAGTGTCTTGCCTTCAAATATAGACTCAAGTTGTGCTTCTATATCAGCAATTTGATCTGCTTCTTCTTCAGTAACAAACTGTGACTGAAGTATACCAGCAACCTTGTGTGGTTTTAGTATCTCAGAACGCTGTTTAATCAAATCAGATACTGCAGGATCAGAACCAAATATTTCTGCACGAGCTTCATATAATGCAGAAAGCTCATCATACCATTGTGATGTCGGTCTTGTTACTGTGTTATCAGCATACCATTTTTTAAGTAATTCAGGATGTTCTTGATACTTTGCAATTGCATTTGCTTTTCTTCTTTCGTAGAATGCAAAGTTTGTATCAAACTCAAATAAATTATTAAACTCTTCCATGTACGCAGCATAATCAGGATTCATCTTCTTTGCCTTTTCTCTCAGAACTCTGATGTCATCTTCAAGTTCTTTCAATCTATCAAAGTCATAATCCTCAAGTAACACTTCGTTTCCTTCACCTACCTGAAATGTTATTTGCTGTATCTCAAAATATTTTTCCTGAAGTTCATTTCTGATTTCTTCAGGCATTAATGCTTGTAATTTGTAGAATGATTCATTAAATGGTAATGATGTATTATCAATTAACCATTTAATTCTTTCAGTATTAAAATTTTCTTTTTCTTTCTTTTTTTCAAACAATGCTGTTTTAGCATCTTCATATTCTTGAGTACCATTCTGTTTAGAATTAACTTCACTTGTCAAGTTTCGAATTTCTTGATTAAATTCTTTTAGTTTTGAGTTGTATTCTTTGAATGTGTTTTCGTATTCTTGACTATATGGTTTTACAAAATTTAAACTTCTTGCAGTTTCATACTCACCTTTATCCTTATTAAATACTTTGTATTCTCTCCATTCAGACATTTCATCATTTAATTGTTCAACAGTAAATCGTTTTAATAAATTATCTCTGTCTCTGTCAAACTGCATTATTGCAAAATCATTTTGCATATTGTATACAGCTTTTGCTTGTCCATTTTTATACATTTGAGTCATTGCTGATATTGCAAGATCACTATTAGATGCAGAAGCGATACCTTTATCTAATAACAATCCGGAAAACAATGATGTACTATTAAAAGTATCTTGTGCTCCAATATAAACTTGAGAGTTTGGATCTGTAACAGCATTGATGTATTTTTTTAACGCCTCAATATCATATTCAACTCCTGTAGTAACGTATGCGCGTAAACGTAATAACTCAAGTTCTTTACGTTGTACATTGTCCAAAATATCTTTAGCATCAGGAGAACTATTAGCAACTTTTTTTCTAAACTCAACAGATACTAAAGATATTAAACTTCCTTGCAGTTGTTTAAAAAGATTTGCTGCTTTACCAGCTTTCATGTCTTCAATTTCTTTTTCTAATTTAGCAATCTTTGGTTCAAGTGCCTGACGTGTTTGAGCATTAATAGAAGAAAACACTGCTTCACCAGGTGTCATTAATATTTTAACACCGTTTAGTAAAAATGCTTCTCTAAAATTTGCTTCAATTGTCATGTTATGTTGACGTAATTGATTTAATTTTTGCATTACAGGACTGCTTGGAGAAATATTATTATTAGGATCTTCTGCAGCTTTGTTTACAATAGACTCAAGAGTTTCAATAATATCGTTTAGTCCTTTTGAACGTATAAATGCTTGATGAATTTGTGTTGTATCTGAACTAAAAAAATCAAGTGTTCCAGTTCTAAAAGACTTGATTGCTTCTTTTGACAAATCAGATAACTTTTTAAGATCGTCTTCTGTAGCAGCAAGAATATTAAAAAAGTTAATTTCATATGCAGCATCTGTTGCATCTACCTTTTCAGTATAAGTATTAAATGTTGCTAAGGTGGCTCTTCTAACTGCAAGTAGTTCACGCAATGGAGTCGAGTTTTTACCTTGAGCGTCTAATTCATTTATTCTATCAAAGATTTCTTCACTCTGTTGTTTATATGCCTCTTTTAATGCTTTCATTACTCTTTTGTTTTCTGCTTCAGTTGGAGTAAACTCTAATGTTTGAAAGTTCTTTTCAAGTTCATCCTCAATAGCTTTGTTACCAACAGGGATTTCTGCATCTATTGCATCACGATATTCTTTTAATCTTTGTGCAGTTCGTAGTGGATCTTTTATCCAATCACCATACTCATTGATTGTTTGAGCGTATGTTGCATAATCAAAGTAGTTATTACCTTGAAATATATGTAATGCATCACCTAAGAATTTATTGTTTGCATCTGTTTGATATAGTAAAGCAACAATCTTACTTTCTTCAGTAACAAGACCAATTTGACCAAGCATATTTTCATATGCTTTTAATTGCAGTGTCCAGTTGTCGTATGCTGTTCTAAGTAAGTTTGCTTGTTTTAATTTATCAGCCATACCTGGTTTGTCATTAACCTGATATGAAGTTGTGGCAAGATTGACAAATGCTCTGTCTTTGTCAATTTCAACACCAAACGGACCAGTAGTAACCATGTTATGAACCTTTTTTGTCTTAAAGTCAAACACTTTTACTTTACCGGTATTGCTAATCAAAAGTAAATCCAGACGACCAACAATATAGTTACCTGCAATATCTTTACCAGCAAGAGTAATCTCTGGTAAGATAAGATATCCTTCATCTTTGTTAACAGCGACATGTTTTGCAACACGATCTGCCATGTCAAATATTTTTTCTTTTGTAAGTTCTTCTATGTAAAATGGATTCTTTTCTAAATACTTTTCATACACCTTGTCAAAAAATTCTGGAGTCAAGACTTGGTCAATAACCTTGTTTGTTTTTAACGCTTCAATCTGTGCTTTTTCTAACACGTCGTGCATAAATGTACCAAACAGTTTGAATGCTTCATACTTAGCAGGATCTCCTGCAAAATCTGAAGATCCAATAAATGAAGTAACAGAGTAAGAAGGTAAAGTGTTTCTACCATCTTTTCTTAGCTCAATGTTTTTTTCAAGAAATTCTTGATACTCTCTATTGTTTTGTAACAGTTTTGAAATTGCTTCTCTTTGAGCATTGTTTGCAAATAAACTAAGATTTGTAAGTGTAACTGCTTGATCTTTAGTTCTTTCTAATTTGAATTCATCAGAGTGACGAACATGTCGTTCATCATTTTCTTCCACTTTCATACCTGCAATTAAACTTTTTGCTTCATCAACAGAAGGAATAATATCTTTATTTAATGCAACAGCGGTTCTTGCTAATGCCTCATTGCCTCCAAATGCTGCAACAAGTTCTTTAAACAATGGATCATTTATGTTAATACAATTTGTCATGTCTTATAAACATTTAAGTTTTTCAATAATTTCTTGGTTAGATAATCCTGTAGATTTTAACTGTACAGCCATGTCTGCAAAAGTTTTAGAATACGCTTCTAAAGATTGACGTTTACCGCTTTGCTCGTAGAAGTGCTTTACTACATCAAAGGTAACATTAATATTTTGAATATCAAGTTCTAATTGAGTAAGTGGTGCAGATGTTTCCGGTTTAATAGAATAGTCTTCAAACATGTCTGCAGTTAAACCTTCAGACATTGCTTCTGCAAGATCAAATTCTGACATGTCAACTTTTGCTTTTTTATTTATAAGACTCATGTATCGTTTAGATTGTTCAATACTAAATCCAATTGGACTAAGTGTATTAGTTGTAAGTTCCATTGGTAATGCAACATATTTTGCAGCGTTACCTGTAGTTCTATATTCACCTACACCTGCAATAGAATTGATAATAGATTTACCAAAACTCTTATTACCTATTTCTTCATCAACACCTTGTAACAAATAAGTAGTGGATCCAAGTTTTAACATAACTGGAAACTTAAACTTATTTTTATCATCTTTATCTTTGAAGATGTTTAACTTTTCACCTACAGCCATTACTGCTTGAGAAGTTGCTTCAGGAATGCTATCAGCACCTTTCATGTTAATAACAATTTCTTCAAGTTTACCAGAAGTAAGTCTATCAGTAAGTAAAAATCCTTTTTTATCTGCAGTAACAACTAATCCTAAAATATTTCCAACAATTTTATTTGCAATGTCAATTCTTTCTTTTGCATCTGTTGTTTGGAAATTAATGTTTTTCATAAATTTAGATGCATAATCTGCAGACTCATTGTATGAAATATTTTTAACACCTTTGATTTTCTTATTACTAACTTCTTTTGATGCACCATGCGCCATTAAAACAAACAAATCATCAAATAACTTGTACACTTGTTCTTGAGTAGTTGTTGACTCATCGCCAATAAATGATTTAATTGCATCAATTAATTCTTTTTTATTACCTTGAGTACTCTCAATTGCTTTAATAAAGTCTTCTATGTTTTTAGACAATGGTATCTGTAATTCAGCAGGTAGATATTGTAAAAAAGATCCAGATTTATATTGCAACCCTGTTCTTGCAAGTTCATGATAAAATAGTTTTTTCATAAACAAGTTTTCTTTTTTATACAATACATACGCATCATTCGAAATACTATCAGCTAATTCACCAGCAATTTTTGCTTTATTTACCATTTCCAAAGTCTTTTCTTGAACAGGTTGATTGGTTGTAGTAAATACTGTTGCTGTATTGTTGGATACTTTTAAGTATTGTAAGAACTTATTATCAGGATACAGATCCTTCATTGCATCAAGTTCTTTATCTAAAGAATTTTTAAACCAGTAATCTGCAGTAAATGTTTCAATCAAGTTTCTGTCATCTGCGTCAAAGTTTGCTTGCATCGAGGCGTTAGTACTTTTTCTGCTTCCAGGAAGACTTAGTTGATATTTACGCAAAGCAACAAAACTTGTCATAATTTTGGCAATGTTAGATGGATCTGTAAACACAGTATCAAACAAGTTTTTAATTGGTTGGAAGAAAGACGTTCTTTCTAAGAATATTTTAGAAGATTGCTCTTTTAAATCATCCATTGATTCAGTAAGTGGAACCCACACTTGTTTTCCATTAAATAATTTATCGCTGGATTCTACTGTAAATATAGATTCACCATCACGTAACTGATTAATGTTTTTATACAATTTGTCAAAAGATACAAAAGTCGGATTAAGTTTTTTATACAAATCAACTATTGCACCTGCATTTCGTATCTTCCATGCTTGTTGTGATTGTTCTTTGTATAATTGTAACAAAATCAATTTTTGTGCTTCATTTGATAGTGCTGTTTTAACACCTCCAACATAAGCTGATACTTCATATCCAATGTCTTCAGTAGTAAGAACATTGTTCTCTAATCTGTATTCATCAAGTGGAGTTTGTTTAAAATCAATCATTAAGTTGTCTTTGTTAATTTTAACATTAACAGCATATGAATCTGGTGCAATTAGACCTGCATCAATTAGTTCATTTAACAATTTTCTATCACCATTGGTTTTTACAAATTTTTCAATTTGTTTTCCAATCCTGTCATTTAAAAACAAATACTCTGTCGAAATTGATTCACTAATTGCAAAACGAGATGCTTGAACTTCATTTATAGCATTTCTTATTTCAGGAATAAAGTTAAATCCAAATGCAAATGCAGGATCTAATCCGATTCCAATCATCGCAAGAGTAACACCAGTATTTATTTCATTCATTTCTAATGCAGCAGGAATAGGTTTTTTCATACCGTCTGCAGCAATACCTAATACAATACCATTAAGTTCAATTACACGCTGACCATTTTTGTTTATTGCACCAAATTTAAAAAGATTGTTTTCAGTTATTTTAGTAGTACCATCTGCTTGCAAATCGTTGCTAAAAAATTTCCAAACAACATTGTTAGAATTTAGTTCTAATTCATATTGACTTGCAAGTGCTAAGAATTTTTGTAATGACGCTGCAATACCAATCATATCTTTATAAGCAGAACCTAAATATTTAGACTCAATAATAGATGTAATAGTATTTGGATCAGACTTAGGTCCAAAATTTTCAAGATCCCTACCGTAGCCTTCTACAATACTTTCGAAGTATTCTGTAGAAGATTTAGCGTGTATGTACAAGTTTTTAAACACTGCCTCATTAGAAAGAATATTAATCTTTGCATCCAAGTTATTATTTTGGTGTATAGGTAATACAGACAAATGATTCACAATGTTACTATCAAAGTTTGCTTGATCAACTGGTAAACCATATTTTTCAAAAACTTGTAATGCTGCTTCAATTCTTACAGCTCCATCTACAAGTGTTAACAATCTTCGTTTTTCTGCACGTACTTTATTACGTTCCTGATATGTTTCGTCAAGTTCATTTTTCAAATCAAAATGTTCTTTACCAAATTTTCTACGATTTGCTTTTGCAACATAGTCATTAGAATCATTTTCAGTATCACGTTTTGCTTGAACAAATGCTTGTCTACTTACTTCTTTTTCTGATTTAATGTCTACAATATCTTCTTCTAAATCTGATTCGTAACTTTCAAGATCATCAATTACACCTGCAGTTAACGCTTTGATATAATCTTCCTGAGTATAACCCATTCCGTACATTACCTCAAGTGCATTTGCAGTTATAACAAGCTCTTTAGATTCTAAAATTTCTTTTCTTTTTGCTTTGATTAATTTTTTAAAGTTTTCATCATTAGCCATGTAATGAATGTACTCTATAAATTTACCTTGTGCAGGAGATTTGTAAACATCATAATTACCATATTTTGCATAATCACCTGCCGCATTTATATAATGCGCATATGTTTGACCATATAACGAGTCAACGTCAAAGTCAGATCCTGCAAGTAAGTGTATAAATTGTGGTACGACAATAGTGTTCATGTTAGAACTATCCACGTAGTCTACTACTTTAAGTACAATCATTGAACGCTTATCTTCAGTTGGAATACGAAGAGCAAACATTTCTCTAAGATTTTCCATAAAGAAATCTTCTTGCTGCTGACTTCTAAAAAACTGCTTTGGTAAAATACATTCAACAAAGTATTTTTTACTAATTAATTCTCCATTAGAATCATATTTAGCTTCAATACGTACACCTAATGGTCTACTTTTTACATTAGGATATCTTTCTGGATTGTTTTTGTAATCTTCAGTTGTAACAACTTCTCCATCTTCATTTTCTAATACGTCAAGTCCAAATGAAGAAACGTGAATATTTTTAAATCCAGAACCTTTTTCATCAGTTACATGTTTACTGTAAAGCGAAAAGAAATAGTATTCTAACATAGATCTAATACCTGGAAGGTTAGGACTATGAACAGGTTTACCAGAAGCATCTACATCAAATAGTTTTAATACTGATGCCGGTGCATTCTGTGTTTCAAGATTTTCTCTAATCAAATCAAATACTTTTCCTAAATCAAAGTCTTCACCTTTACGCATAAAGTGTTTTAATGACTGCAGATTAGAATCAGCAATATCATAAAGTGACTCTTGATATTTAAGAAGAACATCACCTAATTGGTTCATTGCTTTTCTTTCAGAAGAAGACATTACCGTTCCGTCTTCAGCGTGACGCTTTTCTGCAAGTTGTTCAATGTATTTTAAATCTGCAGGTAATAATATTTTACCTTGTACAGAAAAACGTGCTGTGTCGTGTACGCCAGAAGTTTCAACCTGAAGATATTTATCTTCATTGTTTACTCTTAATGATGACAAATTTAATGGAAGATATTCTTCAGCTTCATGTCCAAAGAAATCAACAGGAAGTTTTGTAGCATTTTTAGATGCTTCAGTATCCATTAACTGATCTATATTGTGATACTCCATAGAGTTTAAAATCTTGTGAAGTTTTACTCTATTAGGAAGTGGCACATAATATGCATGAATTTTTACATATGTGTCTTGAATACTTTTTTCTAAATCTTCAATAGTAGTATCAAATTCTCCTGTATCATTAATTTTGTGTGACTCTTGTATTTGATTACGTAAACTATATATGTACATGTATTTAGAATGTAAATCGTCATACACTTGATCACGAGTTTTACCTTCCGGCACAATCAATCTACTCACGTCATTTCTATCAATATACGCTTCTGATTGTTTATGATATACATTACGAGAAGCAGTAACAGTTTTCTTAGGATTATTTACTACTTTGTTTTTCTCCATGTTTCGAACTTCTTCTTCAGTTAGTTCGCGATATTGTTTTGCAATAAGAGAACTTAATATTTCAGGAGTAAGTCTTCCTAAAGCATCATGCATATCTGCTTGATGAAACAATGTAGAAATACTTTGACCATCAAATACTTTTTGATTAAGTTTAAAGTTTCTATAAATGTAATCACGCACAGCATCATCAGTAATTTGAATATCATTTAATACTTCTTGAGGATTATAAAATGGTCCATATTCTGGATATTTATCATTTATGTATCCTTCAATAGTATTAAGATAAGTAACAGTATGTTTACCTGCTTTCATTGTACTACCAGACGCAAGTAATTTTTTATTACGTTTTGTAGAATCAATACCGTCTTTAACATTCATTGCCTTATCACCTAAGAATAATTCATTAACCATTAACGAGTTATACCATTGATTAAAGAAATAATCAGCAAGTAATCCGTTCAAGTCACTGCGAGATTGTAATTCAGCTCTTACATCATAATTTGGTTTTGTACCAGCATATACTGTAGTAGTACTTTGATCAGGTCTACTGTCAATTTTTAATTTGTCTGCAATTAAACTTGAAGTTAAATATCTAAGGGGTGGCTGTTTTGTTTCAAACACAATAGGATTTCCTTCAACATCAGTAATAGTTTTTCCAGTTGCTGGATCTTTTTTAAGAGCTTTTACTGTTTCTTCATTTTCTTTTACAACACCTAAATTTTTTAATGTATTTATATACGTGTTTAATTCTTGTAAAGCATAGTTGTTTAGTCCTTCACGTAAATCTGCTAAAGTACTTTCATCAATGTCTTCAAAATTTATATTTTTATCTTTTGCTAAACCTATTAATGTTTGTGTTAAAGTATCATTTTCAGGAGCTGCAAAAAAGTATGGTAAGTAATTAAAGTTATATGCTCTTAAGTTTTCAGATTCAGTGTCTGCTTCTGTCACATTTTCTTTACTTAATACACCATTGTACTTGTTAATTATTCTATTTGATTTACCAGAATCAAAGTTTGATTTGTTATCAACTCTACTGTTCCATTCTTTTTTAATTCTGTTAAATTCTTGTTTTACTTTGCCTTCAAGATCTGCAACAATTTTTAAATGTTTTCCTTCTTTTAAAAGACCTGTTTTATCTGCATAAGGTTTGTAGATAGAAGTAATTAAAAAGTTTGTCTGAGATGCCTCAAGTGTGTCAAAAGTACGCAAGAATGTCTGGAATGATGTACTAACATCTTCTGGGTTCCCATCTTCATCTAATTTTGTTTCAGTGGATGATACAGTTGTTCTTTGCAAAAATGATAAAATACTCATTACATGGAATGATTGTTTATCAAGTTTACCAAATGTTTTACCATCTTTGTATGTCTGATTATTAAACTGAGCCACTCCTCCAAATAAAGACACTCTCATGTTGTCCATTAAAAGCTGTGCTTTTTTTGCATCAGCTGTGTCTTTACCGGCAAGCAAGTCTGCAAACAATGGATTATCTTTATAAAAATCTTTTAAGAAATCATTATAATAAGGATCTTTTCTTAATGTGTTTTCTAAACCTGTTCTTCTAAAAGCTTGAGCAGTTGAAATCAGCGGTGTGTATTTTGTATAACGATATACTGGTTTACCAGCAGCATTTCTTACAACACTTGGTCTATCAGTAGCGTCATATTTTAATATATATTTTTGAAATTTGTAAGCAATACTAAAAAAACGCTTGAAGTTATCATTGTTTTCGTCAAGCATTTTACCAAATGCATTTGAAGTAATAGAATCATTTTTAACAGTATTGTATATTGCTCTTATGTCATAGAACAAATCTTTTTGTAAAAACGCTTTATCAGCAATAAGAGAAGCATTAGCATCATAATGTAAAAGTGTTTTTTTATCTATTTGAGATAATCCATTATTATTATTGTCTATTTTATCAATTGCTAAAATTGACATTCTTATTAATGATTTTGGTAATTCAATACCGACACCTTTGAAGGCATTGTATAAATCAAAAGTAAGAGTTTCTAAATCATTATTTGCTTTTGCAGCACTACCAAGAATTATCTTTTTATTAATAATTGTGTTTGATAATTCAATCAATCTGTTTACAGATGCTAAGTATTCAGGATCATTTCTTTTTTTAGCATGAGTGGTAATCATTGAAGCAATCATATTACTTCTTTTATTTTTTGAATCCATTTTTACAATAGTATCTCCTAATGTATAGTTTTCAATATTATTACCTTCTTCTTCAAATACTCCTGTTTTTAATCTGGCAATCATCATAAAATATTCTGTTTCAGTACCGTGAAGTACGTCAACAAACATGTTATATAATTGTCTGTTAGAAGATGGATTACCATTTTCATCCATCCCGGTATAATCTTTTAACTGATTATATACAGCTTGTAAATCTGCAGCATCGTTAAATTTACCATCTTCTCTGTAAACATCAGCAGTAACTTGTATCTGATTAATAATGTTGTCTACAGATACATCAGATGTGATTTTTAATAAAGTACCATAAATACTTTCTCCATCAATTACACGTGGAAAAGTTATACCTAAATCTTCTTCTTTTTCATAATTGATAATAGCAAGAAATCTTCTGATTTGTCTTGGCGCTGAATCAAGTCTGTTGTGTTCACCAAATCCTTCATCGATGTTTACGTCATCAGATATTTCTTGACCATCTTCGTAGTCTTGATCTACTTGAGATTTTTTCTCATTTTCTCCAGCAAGTTCTTTTAATAAAAGTCCTTTATCAAGAGTTTCACCAGTTCCGTCTAATATAGAATATAACTCTTGTGATTTTTTCTTAACAAGTTTTTTTAATTTTTCAAGAGATACTTGTCCAAGATCGTTGTTTAACGGATCGGATTCATACTGCAGTATTTTATTTGGTAATATTCTTTTGTCATATGCAGCATTACCAGAGTTGTTTAAATCATAAATTGTTTCTCCAGTTGCTCTGGCTCCTAACATAAATCGATATTGTGAAATAAGATTACCTTTTGTTTTAATAAGTTCTTGTACTCTGTTTGGATACTGTTCTGTATTTGGATTTTTTTCAATTAATCTATCAAGGTTGTATACTTTATCAAGAATTAATCTTTGTGCTGTTTTAAACTTTTCTTCAAATGTTTGTGCTGATGTGTTTTCAATAACATATTTTGTCACCATGTTTACTAACTGACTTTGATCAGATGCACTTAATGGCATTGCTTGTTGACTAACTCCAGTTGCAGATGTTTTATCTTTTACAATTACTTTTAAACCATCAATTACTTCATAAGCAACTTGACCATCATATAAATTTGACTGAATTTGCTTGCTACTATAGTAACCTCTTTGAATGTCTTTGTATGTACTATCAACAAGTTTACCTCTTTGAGTAAACATATCAATTAGTCTTTTAAGCATTTCGAATAGCTGTGCTACAAGACCTTGAGGTTTTGTATTTTTATTCATGTAGTTTTGGAAACCATCTGCAAGAATTTCTTCAGCTTTTAACTGAAACATTTTCTCATAATCATATACATAGTTTCTTTCACTTGCAAATTTTTTCAATGCTGCAGGTGTAAATGCTTTTTTGTATTTTTTGTTTGATGATACTGCATCAATAAGTTTTGCTCTTTGTTCTGGAGACATTAGATATCTAAACACACCATGAAATGCCTCATGGTATACTACACCTTTTGACAATATAGAATTATTCAAATAGATAACTCTATCTTTAAACATACCAAGTACAGTTCCATCAATTGCTGCTAAATCAACAATGCTTGCAATATCTTCTGTTGATATACCAAACTGTGGTAAATTTTCTTGCAACCACTGAACAGAGTTTTGTCTTTCTGCTTCTGTTTCAGTTTGCACCTCAGTGTCAGAAATAGAAAACACATCAATTTCTGGAATATCATCGTTTACGTCAATTTGTTCTGTAGTAGTTCCTTCTGCGTATTCTGCAGATGGTAATGGTTGACTTACTGGTATATTTTCAATCGGATGATTTGTAACTTCTAATGGTTCTACGTTTGCAACAGGCATGTTAGTTGCAGATGGAGATTTAGAAGTAATAACAAGTTTTTTTACAGGTATAGTTTTAATATCTAAACTACTTAGGCTTTTATCGTAGTTTTGTCTTGCTTGTGTTTTATTATTATTTGCAAATTCAATACGCGGAATGTATGCTCCTTCTTCATTAACATCTACAACTAAATGTTTAGGATCTGGAAAATCATTCATAAAGTTTTCAGTAAACCCTTCATATTTTTTACCAACTACTAATAGCTTATCAATTACTCTTTCAATAATTATTTCAGAAAACTTTTGTTGTTGTTTTTTAATTTCGTCTACAAGAGCAACTATATTTTCAGATGGATTTTCTTCTTTAGATAATTGATTTACTAATGAATAGAATTTTGCAAGATCTTTTTGTTTTGTAAGATCCAATTCTGAAAATATAATGTTTTCATTAATTACTTTTGTAACTAACGGACCTCCTCTTAAAGCAGCTGCTAAAGTTTTTATGTCTTTTTCAGGTGATAAAATAGTTGTACCATCTGCTGCAAACATTGGTCTAAAAGAAAAATTAAAATCTGATTTAAGTTCTTTATCTCCCATGAAACCGTATTTGCCTGTACTACTTACAGGTCTGACTTCAACTTGTAAAAATCCTTCAGCGTCACTTGCAAAATTTACATATAATTCCAAGTTATCATTTTTAGATGCAAACTTTTTAAAAGCGTAAACATTTCTATTAAAATCTTGCAACAGAGCTTTTTTATTTGGAGAATTTAATACATCAGCCAAAGTTGTCATAAATGTAGCAAACCCTTCTTCTTGTGATAATACATATACAGGTCGTACAACTCTAAAACCATATGTACGGTTGTTGTTAAAACGAATAATTATGTTTGTAGTTGTTTCAACATATTGATTTTTAAGTATATTGTTTTTAATATACTCATCAGTAAGTTTTATATTAGGATCGAAATAAGAAGTCAAATATGCATCTTGTGTAACTTTATCAATAACTCCACCGTTTTCATCTTTTATAATAATACGCTCATTAGCACCTAAAGTATTGATTAAAGTAAACTTGTTTAATTTATCTTTATCAGGAAATTTTCCAGTTTTTTTATCAAACTTGTCTTTGATTTTGCTAAATGCAAATACAACATTGCGCTCTTCTTCTTTGATTATATTACCAGCATTATCAATTGTTCCAATTGTCAACTTGCGAGAAAGATTAGGTTCAGACTCAATTACTTCAGATAAGTTTTGTCTTGTCTCTTTACCAAAAGTTTGTGTGCCAATGTTATATTGTGAAAAAAATTCTTTAGTAACATCTATAGAAGTTACATCATCTGAGAATTGATCTTCAATACTGTTTGTTAATTGCTCTTTAAATGTTTTATATACTTCATGAGCATTTTTTATTGTAAGTAAATCATCTTCAGTTAATTCATCTTGACTTTTATCTGATAATCTTTTAATAGATAATTCTTTAACTTTTGCAAGATGCACAGGATTTGAAAAGTCTATTTTTTCTGTAGTGTTATCACTATTTAAGAAAACATAGTTGTCAAGTGGATACAAGTAAAATTTTTCACCGGTTCCAATTATTTCACCCATCAACGCAAATTTACTATCTGCTTTCTGTGGTCTTGCAACAGTAATAACTGTTCCTTTAGAAGTAGATTTTAAATAATTAATTTGAGTCTCATTCTCAAATGTTTCATATGTTCTATTACCAAGACCTTTGTATTGTGGATTTGCAGCAAGTCCCTGTATTCTCTTTAGACGTTCATCACCAACAGTACTTAATTGTACAGCAATTATCCGTACACCAGCTTCTGGGTTGTCCATTTTTTTAAGCTTATCTTCAATTTTATCTTTAAGATAAACAGTATTTTCTACAGGTTGGATCTTAAAATTAGATGTAATAGTGTCTTCAAAAAATTCTTGTTTACCAGTGTTACTATTAGAGTAATCATCGTTACGTGCATTTTTTGTAGAAAGTATATCAATTTCATCAAGTTGAAATTCGTTACCATCTTCTGTCATAATAAACAAACCTTCTGGTTTAGCTATTGCCTCAAGCATTTGACCATTTTTCAAAGTAACAAGTACATTGTTTAATTCTGCAAGAGATGCAATATCACGCAATGATATGAAATCAGATTTTTTATCTAATGATTCTATAACAGAATCAATTCTTGCTAATAAAAATTCTTTCTGAGAATCAGTAGTATTTAATTCACGAATAACATCTTTTAATTCTGAAGTTATACTTTTTAATACTTCAGCTCTTTCTTCAAGACTTGCAAACTCATGAGTGTTAAAATAATTTTTTATGGCAGTAAGCACACCATTTGATCCTGTTAAATCATTACCGGTGATTGTATTCTTTTTAGAAAGTGCCTCTATCTTTTTTTCAATAACTTCTGCTTTTAATGAAGGTGCTTTTTTAATAGTGTAAAGATTGCTTACAGCTGATAGAAACGCATCCGGTTCAGAAAGTAACACTTTTGCTTCTGCAATTTTTACAGCATTACCAACTTGATAAAATGATTTATCAAGATCATTTAAACCAATGTATATCTCTGATATTGAAAATAAAGAAAGTGATTTCTCATTGTTTGAGAGACCACTCTTTAAAATAAACTCCGCTGTTTTATCAAAGTTTCTATATATCTCAGGATTTAATTTAATAAGGTTCTTTACAATTGATACATATTGACCAGTTGTTATTTCACACTGTTTCATAAAAAGTGATTTTTTTAAATTACTTAAAGCACTCTGCTGCTTTCTTTAATTGTTCAAGTATTGAGGATTCAGAAATAGGTTCCTCACTTACAAATTTACTAATTTCTTTTGAATTTTCTTGTACAATTGATTTAAAATCTGCAAGTTCATTGTTCAAACTTTCTAAAATATTACGACCAGTAGACAACACGTTAGGTGTTTCAACTGTGTCAAATAAACTTGTTTGAACTTCTTCAGTAGGTTTAGCAACAGTAACTTTTTTTGAAGTGTATTTAATTCTTTTACCTGTTATAACAGATTCTCTAATGCCTTCAAGACTTTTTCTACCTTCTTTTGTAGCAGCGTATTCTTCTAATGTTTTAAACTCAGTACCGTTTTTCTTATTGTACAACTTCATTGCTTTCTCACCACGCGATTGCATGCTGGTATACTTTACAGTATCCATTTTGTCTTCAATGTTTGTCAATACTTCATCCATAAATTTCTTTACAAAATCAATGTCTTTTCTTGTGTTGTTTGCAGAAGTTGCAATCTCATCAGCTTTTGTTTCAGTATCAACAGTTTGTAGTACATTGTTACTTGTGTCTTTAACATCGTATGTTTGAGCATCATTTGTTGTAACCGTAAAAGGTTCTGCTGCAGATTCAACTGGAGTTTCTCCAAGTAATGAACTTAAGAAATTAACTTCTGCAGCACTTACAAAACCTTCTTCATTACTTTCAGTTAATTGCGTAACATTAGGAGTAGGAGCCGGTGCAGGAGTTACAGGAGCAACAGTCGCAACAGGTGTTACAGGCAATTCTATTGGCTGAGATATTTCATCAGGAATTCCTTGTGTAGTAGTAACAGCTGCTTCAGGTATTTCTGGTTCAGGAGCATTTGATGCTGGAGTTTCTTTTAATTTTTTATTTAATGCAGCAAGTACATAATTTCTTTCTTGTAATAAATCATCTATTTCTTGTTGTGTACCTTGAATACTTAATTCATCATACGCCTCATTAATGCTATTAAGATTATCTTGTAACTCAACTACAGACATGTCCATGTACTGTTGACCCGGAGTTGTCTCAGGTATTTCACTAACAGGAGTTTCAGAAGTATTTGTCATTGCTTCAGATGCTGCAATAGCTTCTGCTTCAGTATCATAACCTTCAGTAATAATCTCATCATTAGTTGTTGCTACACCCCATTTACCATCAGGATCCTTAAATGTTTTTGTACCTGTTTTTTCTTCAGATATTTTTTGTTTTGCTATTGCAACTTGAGCATCAATAGACTCTTTAAACTGTTCTGAGTTTACAAGTTTTTGTTCATTTTCTCCAAGCGCAATTTCACCACGAGCAATTTTGTCTACAAGTAATTGTTCTTTAATAGGTTCAATTTTACCAGTAGCAATCATTTGATCATAGTCTTCGTCAGTAATGTCTTGAGTATATTCACTTGGTGCATACTTTTTAACTATGTCTGCAAATTTTGCTGTAACATTGTCTTTAAGAGAACCAAGTAATTTGTCTACATACTCACCATTTTGTATACCAAGATTTGGATCAAGAGCAACCGTTAATAAGTTTTTATAATTCTCATCTTGATACATCATCTCCATGATCTCAAAACCAATTGCAAGTTTATCTGATTCATTAAATGAACTATTAACTTCTTCTAAACTGTCAAGCAATCCTCCTTTACCATAAACATGTTGTATAATTGTAACATTATATCTGTCTAAAAATGATATTACATTAAACTTCATTTTACCATCAGTCATTTTACTAATAGCATGTTTAAAGTTTTTAGGATTCATAAGAGTATCAACAGCATTCATGTAGTCTTTTGTATCCTTGTCAAGTTTCATGTAATCTACTAACTTGCTGTGAACATCGCGCATTTCTGTTTCAGAAATTTGTGTATCTACTCCAGCTTGTCGATTTTTAACATTTAATAATTGTCTAAATACTTCAATGACCTCATCATCATTTGTATCAAATGTTGTTTCAATTGTGTCTAAAGGTTCTCCGTATCCGTCAAGTAATGTTTGTTTTTTGTCAATACGTTTACCAACAAAAGTATCTAATACTATATTTTCTACCGGTACTATTTCACCTTGTTCATTTAATGAAATACTTGCATCAACTCTATTACTGAAAAATGATTGCCATTTTTCTAAGTTTGCAAGTTCTTCTTCCTTGTCTTTAATTTGTTTTTCAATCTTAGGTTTCAAACTCTCGTCTGTATTCTCTTTAAGATTGTTTCTATAAATTCTTAATTCAGACATTATGTTTCCCTTTTCATCATTAAGAATCTTAGGATCTGTCAGAACTCGGATAACATAATCAGAACTGTTTGCAATACTCTGATTACTTAATAATTCTTGTGCGATTTGTTGTGCACGTTTTGCAGTCATGTCTCCTTTAACTGCATTCATAGCAATTGTATGAACAGCATCTTCTTCTGCAGAACGAGCAATCATTGCAGTAAAATATTCTTTACTACCTTGAGTGTATAAAGTTGGTTCAGTAAAAGTCTTAACCTTGTTTCTTATACTGTCAGTTACATCAGAATATTTTTTAATATCTTTTGCAAGACTTTTTGAAAATTCTAATGGAGTTGTGTATTTAGTATCTTCAAGTTTTACACCAAATGATTTTTCAAAATCTTCATTTGACATATCAACTCCCATTTCTTTTACCACTCTTTGTAATACGTCAATCGATTCTGTGCGTTTTGCGGCACTAATTGCAGAAACTAATGCGTTATCTCTACTGTTTTCGAATTCGTATCTTAAACCTTTCGCAGCAGCTTCAGCTTGGTTCTGTCCTTCTTGTGTTTGATTGACAAAATTTACAATCTTATGTTTAAATGTTCTTTCTTCTGTTTGTTTAAAGAAAGTATTTAAAGTTTCAATGTCTTTGTCAAATTGTTTTCTAACTCTTTCAACAGGATTTTCACCAGGATTTTTTGCGTACTGTCTTTCGTTAATTTTGTTAGATGCAGCTTCTAATCCTTTGGTTGTCATATGAACAGGAAGTCTAACTAATGTTCCTGTTAATGCTCCCATTAAAAATGTTTTTATACCTTGTTTACTTAGTTCATCTTCAAACGCCTGACCAAATGATTCGCTTAATATTGAATTAGATTTCTGGTATTGACCAACATAGTAATCTTTCCAACCATTTGAAGAAATGCTTTGTAAGTTTTCTTGCAAACCTTCAACAAGTTCAAATCTTGCCATGTCTTTAAAGAACGCTTTACCTACTTGGAAAGTTGCTTCTTTTTTACCAAAGTCTGTTGCAATTTGTCCTGTAAGACCATACGCTCCAGCAAATCCTTTTTTATAAAATTTCTTTAAGCCATTTTTTTCTACAAGTAACAAGTTATCTTTAGTTGCCTCAATCAATTCTCGCATTGTTTTATTGGCAGGTAAAAACTTATTAAACATGTTTCCAAATTGTAACTTGTTAGTTGCCAATAAGATTGCCATGTTTGTTTTATAATTTGCACCACTTGATTCCATTGATAACTTACGCATTTCTTCAAACTGCGTTTCATTTGGATTCTCACCATTATTACTATTACGATGATTGTCAATAAGTTTATTCAATGTATCACCATAAGAAGACACAGCTTCAAAAGATGCTTCTGTTGCAGACATATTTAACTCTTGTGCTACACGTCTTAATCCTTGTGCACCCATACCAACAAGTTTACCTGTTGATAATCCTGCATCTACACCAGCTTTAATTCTTTCACCATATCTTATACCTGTACCAACTAATGGTAATCCTCTTGCGACATTACCTGTCATTTCAAGTACAGATTTTGATTTTAATATTGCTGGCAAGTTACCATTGAAAACTGTAAATGTATCATTTATAGCATCTCGTGCAATACTACCGGTTGTGTTAGATACAGCAGCCGCTTCATCTATTTTAGTCAATAATCTAATTTCTTCTGCAGACTTATTACCTAATGTAAAACCTTGTGCTGCTTCTCTAAAGAAATTTGTTTTCTTTGCAAGTGCTTCTGCAGATTCTCTGGCTCCTACTTCAACAGCTTCTCTACCAAGTAATCTTCCGAAACCTGCTCCAATTTTTGCAAAGGTAGGTGCAAATAATGCAGCACCTTCACCACCACCAGGAGCTGTAGCCGCTGTTATTAAAATATCTGCAGCAATCTCTAACGACAGTGCTGCAAATGTTCCAAGCATAAATCCACTACTTCCAATAAACTCAGACACACTTCCTTTTGAAAAAATACTATCTTGATCTTCAGGTTTTTGAAATACAAAGTTTTTTTGTGCATCCTTTTGATCTTTATAATATTGCTGCATCATTTCATCTTCAGTAGGCATAAGCAAAGACATATCCATGTTTGCAATAGCAGAACCCATTCTACCATAACCAACAAAGTTTTCTTTGAATGCTGCACCAAATTTGCTTGACATAGAATCAAATCCTTTTGCAAGAGCTGTTCCCCATGTTTCCATTGCAGCAAATCTTGCATAGTTAGTAGGATCCTTTGGATTAAATCCATCTGGATTATATGATTCTTGTTGTGTAAAATTTGCTATACTATCAGCATCCAAGTATCTTATACCAGGTGACTTTTGGTAAGTCATTGAATCAATAAGAGATGTAGGAGGATCTATTTTGTTTTGCAACTGTTGTCTACCAACATACTGAGAATAACGCATAGCATCTCCAAGTGGATCACCAGCTGGACCATCAGAAGAAGTTTCAACATTATTTGTTGCCTGATTATTTGATGACATTAATGACGCAAAATCCTGTTGTTGATTTGCATCAGTAGCAGTTAATGCTGATGCGTCTAATTCTGTGTTTTCAGCCATGACTTATTATTTCTTTTTGCTATTAATTGTTTGTAACGCAGTCATATAAGTTTCATATTGCGTTTTGATGTGTTCATCAAGTGCCATGATTCCTTCTATATCATCTGGTCCACTCATTGGAATAAAATCAACTCCTGAACTAACCCATTTGTCTTGTATTGGATCTTTGTATTTAGTACTGTATGAAACTGAATAGTTACCATATCTGTCATAATTACCAGTAGCAGTAAAATCAAATCCTGAGTTTTTAATATTTGTTTTAGCATTTATAGTACCTGTTGGATTTTGGAACAACAAATTAAAATCACCAAGAGATGTTTGATTCATTGTAGATTCTTTTACAAATTTCTTAAACCTTGATAATGAAGGATTTGTATTTATTGTTTCAAATGGCAATGTCACAACTAAAGGTGCTGTTGCAGTTTTTGGATTATCATTTTTATTTCTTACAGTTATTTTTACAGTTTTCTTAACCGGATCACTGCTTACTTCATACTCGTCACCTAATGCTTCAGCTCTTGCTTTAGTGTTCATGTTAGCAAATTTAGTAAATACTTCAGGATCATTTGCAGATGATGCCGCAACAGAACCAAATATATTACCCCATTCGTCTGCAGTAACACCTGTGTTTAATCTTGTTATAGTTGTACCGGTTGTTCTTTTTGTAAATTCTGGAGATACTTTTAAACTTAAACCATTTTTTTCTGCTTCTGACAACTTAGATAAATCAAATATTGGATACCCTGATTGTGTACGCCCTGTGATTTTTACTTTGTCTTTGTATGTCTCTTTTATGTTCCCTTCAGCATCAGTTATACTTTTAGCAATGTTTTCATAATTTTTATCAAGTTGTTCTCTTTGTGTAAATACTTGATCAAACTTACCCATTAAATTATTCAATACATACAATTGTTGTTTGTACTCTTGAACACTTCCTTGTTTTGCAAGAATAGGAATAAGTTTTTTTGCTTTAGTATAAACACCAAGTGCAAATGATTCAAGCATTGATTGTGCAAGTTGTGGAGTTTTTGGATCATATGCGTGATCAAGACCAAGTTTTTTTGCAAGTGAACCATACAATTTTCCTTCTTGTTCTGTTAATTTTTCATTACTACCACCAGCAATTCTTTTTAATTTATCCATTACTGTATAATACTTACCAGAATTATCACCACCAACAACAATGTTTAAAGCACCTTCTTTTGGATCAAATGCGTCTGAAAATAATTCGTTACGTGTAGTTGTCAATGATTCAGCAAGAACATCAACAGCTGGTAAAGAAGAAGTTGTCTGAGAAGTACCAGTGATAGTACTTGTTGGCAACTCACCTTTTCCTCCGGCAATTCTTATTTTCAATGCCATCTCACTATCAAACTGTTTTTGGTCTTGATCCATCTCCATTAACTTAAGATCTCTATCTTGATTCATTTTTGCAATAGCAAGACTTCTGGCATTATTTTCTTTCCACACATTCATTGCTACATCATCCTGATCTATTTCAACTTTAGATGTTACATTTGCATAATTTTTACCCCAATCTAATGCAGTTTTAATCATTGCATTATTTTTGTAAAGATTGTGCAAGTTTTGTGCAATATATTCAAAACCACCAGTAGTTAAATCATTTAGATCTTTCTCTGCATTTCCTGCAGTTTTTTCAAGTTCTTGTTTTTGTGCTTGTAAACTATTATAATATGCCTGTTGTAAAACAGGTACTCCATCCGGATGTTCTCTATCAAATAGTTCTATTTTTTCAAGTACATCAGATAATCCTAATTTAGTTTGAATTTCTGTTTTCTTGGCTTCTTCAACTGCAGGTTGTTCAAGTTTTTTTGCAAGGTTTTGTAATGCTTGATCTCTGGAAACTTTACTTGTTTCCATTTCTTCTTTAATGTCATTTTCAGCATTAACAAACCCCATTACTCGCAATTGTTCATTAAATCTACCATCTGCTTTCATTTCTGAAATTGCCCATTGTGCAAATGATGGTGCAACCTCTGGTCCATTAGTTTTTTTAATTTTATAAAAACCATGCACCTCATCTCTGACAATTTCTAATTTTAAATCTTTTACACGTTGTTCAAGAAATCCAGTTACATCTTCAAATGGTACAAAGTTTTTTGGTTGTGCTTTTAATATACTACCGTCACCACGTTTGGCATTTTTTAATTCACTAATACCATAGTTCATATAAGCCATACTATAATCACTTGCAAGCGCTCTTTGCTTTGGATCGTCACTTGCTTTTAGTGCATTATATTTACCTATTTCATTACTATAATATTTTGTCAACGCCATGTCACGACCAAGTTCTTTGTCTTGCGTAATTGGATCTACAATAGAATTTGCAATACTAATGTTTGCAGGATTTGATAAATCTAAGTTTGAAATGTCTTTTAAAGAGCTTTGTACTTTTTTAAACACTTCTTTGCGAAATTGTTCGTTTGATTCAGAAGTTAATGGATCATTTAATGCAGAGTTGATTATGCTTTTTACATAATTAAATCCACGATCATACTCACCTTGTTTAGTTCCCAACACTTGTGTAAGAAAAGCATAATCAGGTTTATATAAATTTAATTGTGGAAACTCGTCAGTAACTCCTTTTAAAAATGTTGCCATGTTTATTTATTGTATAAAAATATTAATCTTCAAAAAAGTATAAAGGTAATGCACCAAAATCAAATACTACACCACCATATTGTTTTTTTACTTTTCCACCATATTTTGATTGTCTTGGCGCAGGTAATGCTTGTCCAGATAGAATAGCATTACGACCAGCAGTTTTATTATCAGCTACAGCAGCTTTACCATTTACTTCTGCATTTGCAGCATCTATCGCGTCTGACGCACTAAAACCTTGACTTTTCCAATATTTTACTCGATCTTCAAATATATATCCTGATTTACTATTTTTACCAGTTGGGTCTGCAGGATTAATATACGGATCATACACAGGTCTACCTTGTGCATCAAACATTTGTCTGCCATCTTTAAAAGTTACATCACCTGTATTACGATCAATATCGTAATTAAACATGTCAGATAACTGATTAGTTCTTTGCCAGTTTGTAGTACCATTATTCCAAGCATCAAGCTGTCTCCATTTTAATGCACGTCTGGCATTATCATATTGTTGTCTTGCTGTTACTGATTGACCAATGTAATTTTGTAATGAGTTTGCATTTAAAATCTTTTCTTGATTATTAATTCCAGCAATGTTACCAGAAAATCGATTAAAAATATTTGAATTTTGATTTTCAACATCACCAATAATATTTGCAGCTTGACCAAGTCTTTGATTTGATGGCGCAACTTGAGATGCACCAGCAACATTACCTGCTGTTGTATTGTATGCAGCTTCTCTATCAGCAGCAGCAGCTTCTTGCATCGCAGCAATTCTTCTATCAGGATCAAGCAATGCGTAACGAGGAGTTTCTAAATCAACTTGAGTTAATGCAGGAGGATAATAACCAACATTGTCAGTAAGTGTACCAGCAAAGTTTACTGCATCTTGTATCCACCAAGGTCTTCTTGGTTTTGGTTTTTCTTCAACTACTTCTTGTTTACCATTACATCCTGCTTCAGCTTCTTCACGTGTATTGTAAGAACCTGCAGGCATCTCTCCTTCATATTCAAATTGATATATTTCTTTTACACCGGTTACAGGATCTTGTCTACATGACCATGCTCTTTTTTTCTCTGGTATTGGTTCAGGTTTGTCTTCTGGTTTCTTAGCAGTCATTGCTTCTAAGAAAGCATTGTGAAATGGACCTGGATCACCATCTGTAGCAAGTTCTAATATCTTATCATAACGTGCTTGACCTGTTAAACCTTGTAATTGATAAAGTATGTTTGGACCATATTTACCTTTAGCTGCAACATTGGTTAAATAATCATCAATTGCTTTAGCACTTTCTGAATTTAACATTGCTTGTTGAGCTTTTGGTTTCCACACTTTGTCATAATTTTGTGGCTTCCAGTCTTCATATGTTGCTTTTTCTTTTGAAGTACTTGGTAATCTTTTTACACTGGATGGTTGAAATTCATAGTTTGGATCATTATTTGCAATTACTTGCTTATTAGGATCTCCTGTGGAAACTGCTGCTACAGAACCATTTTGAATTCCTTGTGCTGTAGTTGCCATAAAGGGTTGAGATGCAGCAGTTGGTGCAGCATCTGCAGGAAATAAACTTGCAAGTTCAGCTGGTAATTCAGGATTGGCAACATTTGTATTTGTAGCAACAGGTGGAATATTAACAGATGTACTTGCAGATGTTGCTGCAGGATTAGCAACAGCATCCATTGCTTGTTGATCAAGAGATGGAGTTGCGGAAGTTGAAGTTGCAGAATCACTTTTTGATTTATCTTCACCACTAAACAGGTCACTAAAAAAGTCACCTATACCACCAAAAAATCCGTTTGATGAACCATCATCCATCATTGAAGATCCAGAAGCATCGCCAACTGTGCTTGGACCAGTATCACCTTGATGTTTTGGTAAATATCCACCATGTCTATAACCTGGAAGCGGTTTACCATTAATAAAAGCTTCATGCGTTCCGTCTGGATAAAAAATTCTTATTGTATCACCCATTTTAACAGCAGAACCTTCTTGACCTTTAAACTTTCCACTTGGTATAATAAACTTTGGAAATGTTTGCATTTTACCAGAAACTCTTTTAGCAGGTTGCTGTGTTACCTTTGTGTTTGGTGTTACTACAGTTTTTGCTGCAGGTTTGCTGTTATCTTCTTTTACAACAACTTTTGTTGTTAGAGTATCTTCTTCAACTACTTCTTCTTCAGCAGTATCTACCCAATCTTTTGCACCAGCAGTTTCAGCATCTGCTTGTGTAGTACCGGCAGCTGCTTCAGGAACTACGGTTGGAGCTATACCAACAATTTTGTTAAACTCGTCAATAGGAATTAACTTCTTGCCAAATTTAGTATCAAAGAAAGAACCAATGTTTTGATCTGGATCATCAATTTGTTCTACACTTACAGCTTGTCTATTACCAGCTGCTGAACCATAAGGACTGTATACATCAGAAGCAACAACTTTATATTTTTTGTTACCTTGTGTAAATGTATATCCAGGTTTCATTTGTGGTTTAACTGCAGGTTTTGCAGTAGCAACAGGAGCTGTAGGAGAATAATTAATTGTATTATATTTCACACCTCTACCAATATCAAATATAGATCTATCTTGATTCCACCAAGTAAGATTGCTAATATCTGTATAGTTATTTGGTTGAATTAAATTATCTGTCAATCCCATTTTAAGAGACTTTTTTGCAGTTAATTTTTTCCAATCAGAAAGTGTCATTTCAGTCATTGTATCAGGATTACCATCCTCATCAATTACTTGAATAGGTTTTTCAAATTGAACCCACATATCGTTTGCATCATCTCCATCACTATCATTATCAACATCAAAGAACCCTTCATAAGTTTTTACAATTCTATTCGGTTTACCATTTATATAAAACGTACCAGGAGCAGGTGCTGCAGGTTTAGGTTTTGCTTTTGGTTTTGGTTTAACTGTACCTGCTTTTTGGTACATAGCCATTCCACCATAACGCATTTGACCTTCTTCTCCAGCAGCTTCTCTACCTTCCATTGCTTCTTCAGGCATACCCTCACCTTGTCCTTGCAATCCTGCCATAACAGATTGTGCAATTGCAGGTACTCCATCAGGAAATCCTTTCATTGATTCTTGCACCAATGCTAACATGCCAAGTTTCTCAAGATTATTTTTTAACATCTGAGAAGCAGTACGCTTTGATACAGGATCTGTTGCATCATCCTTTAGAATATTCATGTAGTTATTCATAGGATATTTTTGTGCAATCTTTGCTGGTGTAACACCACCTTTGTCAAATTTGGTAATACCAAAAATAGAAAGTACTTCAGGATCTTTAATCTTTAACTTTTTTGTGTCAGAGAATATAAATGAACCAGGTGCAACATTAAGAGGCACACCGCCTTCAGTATGTCTTTTACCAACAATTTTACTATGTTCTAAAAAACCATCATTGTTGATATCACCGATTACAGTTTCTCCACCTTCAGCTTCTATATTAGCTTCTTCACGTGGAACTGCACTGATAGTGTTTTTGACATTACTGTCTTGGTTAATTGGATTTACTTTGATATATAAATCATTTCTATCAACTAAACTGTAGTTACGTTGATCACCATTTTTTGGAAGTTGTTTTATTCTAATGTTGTACATAAACTTTTAAAGTTTAAAGTTAAAAATGATAAATCTCTCACATTTAGAATTTACAAATATAATTTGTTTTTTCCTATTTTGTTAGGGATTTTGTTATTTATTAATGAATTCTATTTCTGCACCATTCTGCATAAGTTGTAATAACTCGTCTTCTGATACTTGATATTCACCACCTTCTTTATATGATTGACCACCATATTTGAATGAACCACCGTATCTTCCATAAGTACCACTATCTTGTACAGGAGTGGTCATGCCTAATTGGAAATTATTTGCAGGACCAACATTTAATGTATAATCACCAAATGGATTAGGACTGTTTGAAGCAAGTCTAAAATCAGTATTACCAACACGTTCTAACATCTTTTCATATTCGTCTCTTTCTTTTTGGTCATTTTGCCATGTTTTGTAATCTCTAAATGCACCAAGTCCCATGAGTCCTTTTTGTGCATATTCCATTCCATTAAAAGGTTTTTCACCTTCACCAGCACCAGCATTTGGGTTAGCTTTTTTCTTCGCAGGTTGTTGCGGTTGTTGTTGTTGTTTTTTTGCTTTATCACATTCGCTTCCTGGTGGACATTGATTAGGATCTGCATTATAAGCATTGTTGTCTTGTTTATATGCTTGAAAGTATCCTTCATTGTAATCAGTAGATCCATCATTCATCATCATTCCTGCTTCTCCACTGCCCATACCACCGTCACCACCACCAACAGTACTTGAACCAGTGGTTCCTTGATGTTTAGGAAGATATCTACCATATTTATTAATCAAATCAGGTTTGTAACCTTCATCTTCTGGATTAATTGGTATTTTAGTAGAGTCTGCTTTTTGTACAGCTGCACCTTTAACTACAGGATTTTGAGTAGGAAAAGTAACAGGTTGTTTTCTATTAGCAGCTGCTTGTCTATTAGCAGAATTTTGACCATTAGTAGAAATACCACCAGCAGTTACACCAAAATCAACAATACCTTTAAAAGTATTATTTGCAGTATCCATTACACCATTAAAACCATCTTTTAACCCACCATCTGGCAATACTTTGTTACCTAACCATTGTGCAGATTTACCCCACCCTAATGCAGATGCACCAAGACCTGCCGCAAGTCCCATGTAACCAGTAACAGCTTTCAGTGGACCAAGAAATTTTGAATCTCCAATTGATGTTTGTAGAGCAGGTGCAATATATGGAACGCCACCAACACCACCTGCAGCACCTCTATAACCAGCACCACCTGTTTGACTATAACTGTTTGTACCACCTGGTGCAAACTGTGGCATGCTTTCCATTTCACTAAACTCATCATTAGCTGCGTAAGATGTTGGAGCTGACTGTTGTTGTCCAGCACCACCTTGTTGTAATTCTGCAACCATATATTGTAATGCTTGTTGCTGTTGTGACTCATCAAGTTGTTGCAGTTTCTGAATAATCATTTCAGGTTGAGCATTGTGCAATTTTGCATACATTGCAATTATTTGCATAATTTGTTTTTGCTGTTCTCCACCCTGCTGTGCTTGATATAAATCACCACCATATTCTAAAACAGTTAATGGATTTGCAAAATATTCGTATGGTAATACAAATTTATTTTTTTCGCATTCGTGACAAGTTTTACTCATGATAAAAATTTTTAGTTACATGTTTATTATCACATGTTTACATTACTAATTTACGATTTATTTCTTGGATTTATTATGTTTTCTCTATAATATTCATCAAACGGTACAGGACCACCAACAACTTTTACACGTTTCATAAAATCTAAAAGATTATTTTGTGCACTTAAATATTTTCGCATTGACTGTTCGTGTGGCAATCCTGCATCTTTATTTGCGTACATCATTCCACCCATTTCTTTCATTGCATATTTTTCAAAATTAAAATGTGATTGATTACCACCATACTTTTGTGTTGGCATTTGTTCAGATTCATTTTGATTCTTTGCACCTACTGTTGCACCTACTGTTAAAGCAGCAGGTACTGCAACTGGTAAAATTTTTGCTAATTCCTTTTTAATATTGAGAGGTGTATCAGGTTTAAAAAATTTATCTAAAACTCCACTTTCAACTATTTGTTCTGTAAAAGCATCTTCGTTTGCTCTAAACATTTCAACAGCTTTTTTAGGATCAGGATCTAATTTATCTATTATCTTAAATCTTTCTGCTACTAAATCAGAATGTAATTCATTTCCACTGCTACGCCATGCTGATGAACTATCCCATCCATTTGGTTCAACCATGTGTTTTTTAAATGCTCTTGATAAATTATTTTCACCATGATTTGAGAAATATTCAATATTGTCAAAGTATTTTGCAATTAGTTCTCCCCAACTACCAAACTTTTGAAAATCATGACCAACTTCATGACCAATTGTATGAAAAAGTTTTTCAGGATCTACATCACGAATTTTAATATTTTTAACAAATTCTGATGGTTTATTATCTACAACACGATTCATCTTTTTACCAAACCATGTAGATGGTTCAGATAATTTAAAAGGAGCTTTTTCATAGTTAACATCATAAAGTGCTTTTAAATCTTCAAATGAATAAGAATTTTCACCAAATGAAATTGTATTACCGTAACTTCCTTGATTAACACCTGAAGCAGTTTTTTGAGTATCTAATAATTTATCTAATTCGTATTTGTTCAAATCTGAAACTGATTCAGGAATTGCTCTTGGATACACAACTCTGTTTCTTTCTCTCATTCCTTTTTCAACAGGAAACACATCGTTTATGCTTGCAGGTATAGGTTCCTCAGCATACATATATAAATCTTTTATTTTTTCTTCAAATGCTGGATTTAGTTTAGCAGGTGTAACCTGATCTCTTACACCTTGAATTTCATTTCTGAGATTATCTCTTTTTGCTTTTATCTCAAGATGCGCTGCGTTAAGTTCTTCTTCAGTAAGATTATTAAAATTTGGATTTTTAGTATCACCAAAAAATTCATCACCGTATTTTGTAATTGCTTCTTCAAGTTGTTTTCTTTGTTCTAATAATTCATTTATAAAATTAGGATCATCTTTTGCTTTATTTTGCAATTTTTCTATAAACTTGTTAGCTCCAACATCAATATTGTTTTGAATTGTTTCTGCATCATTTTGTATAATTTTAATTCTTTCATTTACATGATCAAGTTTGTTTTTTCTACTCATGTTAAAAATTCCGTATGCTTCTTGTCTTTGTTGTTCAAGAAGAGGATCTAATTGTTCCATTATTTTTTGATTCTCAACTCTTTGAGCAGGATTTTCATAAACCCAATGTTCAGCAAGATCAGTTATTCTATTTTTATTAATTTCATTGAGTTCTTGATTTTCAATAAGATTAATGTAGTTTTCAGTAACCGGTACATCTGGATATTTATTTAACATGTAATCCTGATGTGAAAAATTAATATCATTCCCAACTTTTTCAATTAAGTTTGCTTCAACATTTGATTCTCTTAATTGTCCACTTAATCTTTCAATACCACTTAAATCTACTTCACGACTTGGAGTAAAAGTTCTTTTACCAATTTGTTTTAATTTATTAAAATTTGATTTTGCAAAATTTCCTATTGATGTTTCAAATCCTGCAATTGGATTTGTTAAATTATTTATAAATTGTGCATTTGAACTTGTTCCTAATCCAGCGAGTGCTCCCACAGTTAATGGTGTACCTATAGCTGTAATATACGGTAAATATGAATCTGATTGTTGTGCTTGTAAAGGTGCTTGTCCTAAATTAGACGCCATATTGCCTATCATGTTTGCAGGATTTAACCAGTCATCAAAAAAGTTTGGTTCATCTGAAACTCTAAATTTTGATTCTAATCCTTGCGCACCTTCAGCAAGATTTTCTCTTGTCCAGTTATCACCGTCAAATAACTCTGTAGAATATTGATTTAAAACATTTGCGTCAGATTTTTTTCTTACAGCTTTTCTTTCATCTGCAATTTCTTTGTCTGTTTTATTTCTTGCAACATTAGAATGTTTAGCAACATTATTATAATTTCTTACAACAGTATTGTCTTTAGGAATAATTCTATACCTTTCTTGTTGCATTTTTTCAGCTAACTTTTCTTCTTTAGTTTTAAAAACCAAAGGTGTTTCTAACAACTCTTTTAGTTTTCCAGCTTTTTCTTTAGCTACAAGTGCTTGTTGTTTTTTCCATGTTTCAACTCCGTCTTGTGCTTTTTGCAATTGATTATTAGAAATAAATTTTTCCAATATAAATTTGTTTCCTTTTGATGCCATGACTATGATGTTTTTTTCTTTCTTATTGCTTCAATGATAACTTCATCAAGTTCTTGAGGACTACCACTTGGTTGTGTTGTATACATTGTTCTGTCAAGATTGTCTCTCCAATTTTGTTCTACTTTATAAGGATAACTTCCAGGATCTCTTTCGTATTTTACACGCATTTCTTCTTTACCACTTTTATTATTTTCAGCAGGTGAATAATTTGTCATTGTTCCTTCATTAAAAGGCAACCAGTCATCACCGTTTTCCCATGTGGTTCCTGAAGAAATAGATGAATACTGATTTCTTAAATAAGGCGAGTATCTACCCACACCATGGTTTAATGTTGAATCACTATTATTATAAGATGGTAAATCTTCTACAGTAAATCCACCACTTATAGGAACACTACCTTGTCCTTCGATCCATTCTGTTTCAACTGGATTTGTAAATCCAAATAATTTTTTACTCAATGTATTGTTTTTACCCCAGTTTTCTAAAACTTGTTTATCTCTTAAATCTAAAGCTGTCATAAGAGGTAAAACTTTATCTAAGTCATATAAATCATTTGAAGATTTAATATTAAATTTTTCTTTTAAATCTTTTGGTATAAATGCGTATTTAATTTGACCAGGTCCAACTGATAATTTCTTACCACCCCCAAATGCAGTAATAACACTTTCAGCAATATTTTCTAATCGTGAACCAATACCTTTTCCTTTAGAAGTTGTCCAGTTGTTTTCTGCACCAAGTTCACCAAACACATTTAACAATGAATCATGTATTTCTGCTTTTGATTTTCCTGTTTTTTTAACAAGATCGTTTATTTTATCATTGTCATTTGCGTACTCAATAAAACTATCTATGACACGTTTTGTGGTGTCATTATAATTTTTTGCATTTTTTGCAACACTCCATATATAAGACTGTTTTGATTTTGATTCTTTTTCTATTAATTCTTGTTTGTCTTTGTAATTTTGTAAAGCTTCTGGACTTAATCCCCACGGATTAGAATCATTATAAGGATTAACTTTATAAATAGTTGCTGAAGGTTCTGTTTTTTTTCTTGAACTATCAAGCAAATCTTTTACTTCACTTTCAAAATATGTTTTTTCAGTTCCCCAAAAATTATCAAAAAATCTAAGTTGACCACTTGCATCTTTACCTAAATAAATTTGAGAATGTCCTGGATAATAATTACCTTGTTCATTTGATTTATTGTTATATTGCAATACATCTCCAGGTTCTAAATTTTGAATACCTTTCAGACCCCATCCTTGATTTGCTGTAAAACCGTATTCTTTTGCATGTTCAGAAAAATGTGTATTAGACCAATCAACTCTGTCCATTACACCCGCATCTTTTAAAACTGTACATACACCACCTATACAACTAAACGCTGACTCACCTCTTGCTTTTGCAATATCTTCAATGTCTTTAGGTACATCTACATAGTTATTATTTCTAATTCTTTCTTCTGCAAGTTGAACAACTCTTTGAGCCATTTCTCTGGTGTGAGTATTTTTGTCAGAAGTGTTTGTAGGTTTTACAGTTCCTGCTTCTTGATACTCAATAAGACCTCCTTGTTTATATTTAGGATCTTCTTCTTGCAAAGCTTTATATGTTAATGCTCCTGCACCTGTTACTCCAAAAGCATATTTGTTCATATTTTTTAAAAATTCTTTTTCTCCAGCACTTCCAGGTTTTATTTTAGCTAACATCTCTGTAATACTATTATCTAAAAATTGTTTAGCATAATTTTTACGTATTAAATTTAGATGTCCTAAAGTAAATATTTGATTATCTCCTATACCAACAGCATTTTTAAATTGAGCCATTCTTGCTAAAACTTCATCTGCTTGATGTTTAGCAGCATAATGAGGTACTGCTTTTTTAGTACCAAAAGGTTTTAATAAAGCTTCTTGCATTTCTTTTGATAAAGTTCCTGCAAATATTCCATGATTTTTTTCATGAGCATTTATAATATCTTTACCTAATTGATTTAATGGTGCATCTTTAAAAACTTTACCAGGCATATCATAATTACCTACTCCTAAATTTCCAGGTTTTTTACTTGAACTTGCTGCAAAATCATATGCTGTAGATCCATGTATACGATTTACAAAATCTTCATAATTTTCAGGTGTAATTCTATTACCAAAATCTTTAGGACTTTTTTCAAAATTTAATAAACTATTTGTTGGTTTAGAAGGTACAAATTCAGGTGCTTGATGTTCAAAAAATTTAGCTTTTATATCAGGGTTCAATAATCTTTGTTGTTGTACTAAAACTTGATTCTCTCCATACATATTACCTTTAGGTGCTTCTAAAGACATATATTCAGGTAAAGTATAATTTTGTTTAGGTTTAAACTTAGATAGTAAACCTTCTTCTGTACCTAACGCTTTTCTTGTAGCAGATAATCCTTCACCTATAGTTTTAGCAGCAGGTCCAGCAATAGGTGCTATTTCTAAAATATCCATGCCTAAAGAACCTGCATTACTCCAGTTAGGATTTTTATACATCTCTACAGTATCAGGTCCAACATTAGCCAAACCATGTCCTGCAAATCCTGCTGTAATAGCATTACCAACAGTTGCTCCAGGAACAGCTGCCATACCAGGTAGTTGAGTTGCTAATGCTCCTGTAATATATGGTGCAGCTGCAGCACCTGCTGCTTCTAAACCAAGAAGACCTAATCCTCCAGTAGCTATAACACCTGGTGCATACCATAAAGGACTTTTATATACTTCATCCCATTGATCTCTAACTACTGCTTTTCTACGTTTTGTATTTACTTCATTGATAATATCTTGTTGCCATTCAGGTAATTTTTTAATTTGCGCCTCTTGAGATTCAGTTGTAAATCCTTGTGGTGCTTGTAAATCATCAAATGTTCTACTTCCTATAAACTGATCTTCTTTGCTTAATCCCTTTACAGGTTTTTTTAAAGGAAAAGTTCCTCCTGTTGCAGGATCAAAACCAAACTTACCTGAATCAATTTGTTTATTAATCCAATCATCTGCTCTAACATTGCCTGTAAAAGAAATTCTGTTACCACCTTTAGTAGTAGATGTTATGTATCCTTCTTTGGTTAATTTATTACCTAACCATTTACCATTTACAGGTGGATAACCCATATACGGCTTGCGTTCTTCAGATGTTACAGTTCCTGCTTCTTGATACTTATTACTAACAGACATCATATCAGCATTACCAAACCAAGTACCACCACGTTTTGCAACAGGCATTTGATTATTAAGATTGTTATCATTTTGACTAACAGAGTTCAATAATTTTAATGTACCTTCTTTTCCAAAGTAATCATTTAAGTCTTTAAAACCTTGATTTGTATTTAAGTCAATATCATTATATAAAGATTTTAAATCTTCTTCATTAAGTTCTCTATTTAAAAATTCTTTATTACCACTGTTATACAAGTTATCTCTAACCTCATTTAATCTTGCACGTACTTCTGTAGGTTCTGTAAAATAGTCATACTTAAATTTATTATCATCTGTTTTTGGAACTTTTAATGAATTTATTAAGTCTACATCTTTTAGAGGTATTGCAGAAACTTCATCATCTTCTCTGTTTTTTAATTCTTTTCTTAGTAGTCTACTATTTAATCTAAATTTTTTCTGACCTTCAGCAAATAGATTATCTATAAAATGACTTTTTTCATGTACAGCAACACCTCTATTAAAATCATTGGAAAAGTTACCACCTAAAGTATCTAATTCATTTCTGTCAAATGGATAATTAATAGTTCTTTCTTCTGGACTAAAATAAGCAACTGCTCCAGGTTTATAACTGTCTTCAGATGTGTTTATTTTTTTTCCTTTTAGTTCTTGTAAATTTCTATTTCTTATATCATTATATAAATCAAAAGAATTATTTTCTACTGTAGATTCTGTTAGTAATTTTTTATATTGTGGTGAGTTCATCCATTCTTCATGAAAGAAAGTACTTGGATATTCATTTTCACTTACAACTTTATCAAAAAGATTTTTTCTTTTTTCTACAGCATCCGGATTAAAGTTCTTTTTAATAAAAGCATTGTGTTCTTCTTGCGCTTTTCTTTTAGCTTCCTCTTCTTTTATTTTTTCTTCTTCACGTACCTTTTTTATATTCTCTAATTGATATGTAGTATTTTCTTCTATTTTTCTTTGTCGCTCTTCATCAGTAAGTCCTTCTAATGTACTACTTGGTTCACCACCTTCTTGAGCAACAGCCAGCATGTCATTAGTGTTATTATTATTTTGAGCAATGTTATTCATTAACCATATAAGATCTTCTTCAGAATAGTTTTTTAAAGCTCTGTCTTTTATATGAACAGGTAATTTATCTAAATGCTCTTTTGTAAATTCTTCAAAACCAGGTTTATAAATACCAAGTTTTGCAGCTTCATACTGCAATGCTTTTTGATCAGCATAATTTTCATTAGCACCTCTTGATATTTTTCTGTCTTTGTTTCTTGTTTGCAACTGCTCATAATCATATCTATTATAACCAGGTGTTTGTTTTCCAAAAAACGATTTACTATCATCTAACACAGAATGTCCAAACTCATGTGCAAGTACAGTATCTTGTGGCAAAACACTTTCATATTCTTTAGACCATATTTCAGAATCTTTTTCAGGAGCATGATGCACTGTGTTAGTGTTAGGTTGATAATATGTACCAAGTCTATTTTCATCATATACATATTCTGTTTTACCTACATTTGATTTTCTTTGATTAATTACTTTGTCAACATCAAGGTATCCTGAATTTTCTAAATTTCTTTTATATAATGGCGAGTCTATGTAATTGTTAAACCATTCTTTTACTTTGTTAAAATCTTTTTCGCCACCGTCTTGCATTATTGTATTTTCATTACCACATTTATGACAAGTAGTAACATCATTACCTCCATCTGCAGCTTTCCACGACCAACCACAATTAGAACACTTTATAGTCTTATTAAGTAAACCACCATATTTTGCCATAGGTGTTTCAATCACGCGCGATCCAGGATATTCATATCTTTGTCCAGGAAACATTTCTTGTCTGTTGCCAAACTCATCTATACCTATAAGAGGAGTGCTCACACCTTCCATTGTAATAGAGGTTCCTTCCGGTGTACCATAAATAGTATTGGAAGAATTATTTCTATATGGAGAATCGTCTTTGTATCCTTGTCTGGATACGTCTTCACGTACTTTTTGAGCTTGACCTGTGATGAACTTCATCAATATTTCTCTATTTGCTGCCATTATCGAGGACTTAACAAGTATTTATTATTTACAAATTTAAGAATCATTTTTCTATCATTACTAATGTTTTTACGTAATATAATTTTATTACCGTAATGTCTAAACTTTTTATGTTGCAATGGTTGTTTAGCATAGTTAACATAAGCAGGATTAATTATTTTGTGATAACCATCAGCAGCAGTAATCCACATTGGAACAGTGTTGTTAGTAAACTCACCTCTGTCTGCAGTAACATCATAAAACTGATTGAATCTGAATTTGTTTTCTTCTTTGCTAAATTGAATATCAATAGAGTCAATGTTTACAACAGGGTAAGTCAACAATGTCAACGGATTGTTTTTAGTTTTTAAATTTAACTTCAGTAATCCACTATTTTGTTCAGAGTTAAAAATGATGGCTCTGTCAAAGTTTTCATCAAGAATATGATTAAAGTCTTTACCATCATTATAATACTTGTACACATCAAGAGTATATTCAAAATTTCTTAATGTTGTAATTGTGTTAGGTGTAACAACACTATATTCAATTTCCCAAGGGTAATCATCACCATAGTAATTTGCAAAACTATCAGTGCGAACATTATGTCTCCAAATTTTACTTATTGAATTACTTGCAGGTTTAATTAAAGTATAACTTGACAAACAAACTAATGGGTTTTGATTTACATAACCAGGCGTACCAGCTTGTATAACATCATCACATGCACCAATTGTTGATACTTCTGCACCAGGTTCACAAACAGTAGGGCACTTACATGTAACTTTTTTACAAATTGGAGGAGTGGTTTCACTACATGCTCCAATTAATGTATAACCTGGAGGACAACTGCATGTTGGTGGTGCATCACATATGGTTCCTGCAACAGCATTTGCAATAAAAGCAGCTGTATTATTTGGAAAAGTACCATTAGCGACCATGTTAAATTGATTAGCTGTTACACTGCATGTGATTGCAGAAGGTATTGCCGGTTGTGGTGGTATAGGACTATCATCATCACAAAATATACTATACACATCGTATTTAGGTAAATTTTGATATTGACATCCTACTTCAGTTCCACCGGGACCAGCTGTACTTGGATTACAAGCACTACCTGCAGCATCAGTCATAAATAACATTACGCTTCTAAAATTAGGATCTGAAAATCTATCACCTAATTGAGAAGCCGCTCTGTTTGTTAGTATTGTATCTGCATGACTCATTCCTAAACATATGTCAGTACCAGAACTTGGAGCTGATGCATAATATGCGTCTGCTTGTGCAACTGTTACTGTGTTACTCATGCTAAATCCATTAGGATTTAAACTATCTACAAAAGTACCATCACCCCATTTTGTAAAACCAACTTGTATAAAACCACCAGCCATGCCTGCTACTATAACAGGATCAGTTAAAAACTCATGAACAAATTGTCTTTGAGCTTCAATTCTTCCACCTTGCGTAGTACTGGTAGACCAGTCCATTGCAATAACAATATCAAGCAAACAGTTAAATGTATTTGATGTTACAGTTGCTGCAACTTCTGAAATAATAACTTGAGCAAGTTCAGTATTTGAAACTGTTTTGACACATTGAACTGTGTTTGGATCAAACGTATATCCTGGAGGACAAACAGGTGTTATTGATTGACCTGATTTGATAGTTAAAAAATGATCATAAGAAGGCATCACCCATTCAGGATGCCAATCATGGAATGATAACCATATTTTTAATTTTGGATCATAACTTACTGTCCATCTAATTTCTTCTAAAAATTCTTTAATATCTATTTTTGTCAAAACAGGACCTAATACTGCAGGTGCTCTTACTATACAAGTACAAGTATTTTCTTCTACATTAGTAATACAATCTTCACTGCATGGTGATGCTGGTGAATTTTCAGGTGGATCTAATTGAGTATTCTCACAAAATCCAGTATCAGGATTATATACAAATCCGTCTAATGCGCATATTGAAGTAACAACATTTTTTTCACAAACTCCACTAACAGAATTATAAGTATATCCTGCAGGACAGTTATAAATATATGCAGCACCATAGCACAATGAATCATTAACATAAAATCCGTCACCATTAACATATACTAAACAATTTGCGATTGCGTCAAATTCTGCAGTTGGTTTGTAATCTTTTTTAGTAAAGTATAATAAATCATATTGTGAATCAAACACTGTTTGAATTGATATACCTTCAACAACATTATCATACAACGGAAAGTCTGGATATTTTTTTAATAACGGAGATGGAAGATTTTCTAAAAACCAGTATTTCATACCATCTTTAGAAATATCATTCATTCCACCACCAGTATAATTAATTACTTTACCAGTTTCTTGAGATACCCAAAACAATCCATAAGGAGTATTTACTGCAGACTTACTTGAAATACATGTTCCATAATTAAAAGCATCATCTGCATTTACAAGTGACTGCATGTTTTGCTGAAACAATCCTGCATCACCTATTGTAAATTTTACACCACCTTGTGTTTGTAAAGTATCAACTCCCACAAACTGCGTAGGTTCAATATCTTCATATAAAATAATAGCTCCCTGAGCATTTAATGTTTTGATAGTACTTATTTTTCCTTCAAAATCTCTGTAGTTATTTTGTAAATAATTTCTCCAGTTATCTCGTTTAAGTCCTTCTTGCTGTTGTAATGAATATACAACTCTCCTTGGGAGGTATTGAAAACATGTTTCATACAAGGTTGGATCATAGTCCCTTGGTAAGATATTTGACCAGGAAGCAAAGTTACTGTACAATTTGGATGCGCTAAGTGATAAGTCATATTCATAATAAATTGGTCTTGTTATAAGGTCGCTTCTAAACATTGTGTCCAAATCAGTAAACGAGTTACCAATTGGATCATAAAATTTTTCCCATGGTTCTTCACCATAATCTCTAAATGCTACATTTAATTCTGACTCAGTAAAAAAGTCTCTTACACCACTAAATGATAAATACATCCAAGAATCATAAAAACTTGAATTAACTAACTGACCAGTATTTACTTGACCACGAGTATCCAAATCATAATATTTACCAGGAGAATTAAAATTAAATTGTGGAAAAATTATAGCTGACCAGTCAAGAGCTACATCAAATCTTGAAGCATCATATCTTGTAGAATCTAACCAATATGTTGGTAACGGTCCATTTACATAATTTTTATAATTCCACTCTGTTCCATTTGGTACATCAATCAACCACGTATTAAAGAAGTAATAAGTATTTTTTTCTGTATATCTATTAATATAAACATCTCCACCAAATATTTGAGATGTTGAATTTGGAATTAATACATTTTGGTTTACAGAATATACACATGAATTAGTTGGAATTTGTACAATCGCTTGAAGTTGACCATATTGATTTTCATAATCAACTTTTATTGCACCATAATATGATGCTGTATTTTGTGTATATATTTTTGATATGTTATTAGGATCAGCAATTAATTGTTTTGAATTATCAACATTAAATGTAAAAGGAACAGATGTTTGTGTTTGAATTGCTAAAAATTTATTTCTATTATTATTATTAATTCTTTGGGTAGAATTAAAATCTTGCAATCCTGAACTAACATATTTTGCCCCTTGTGGTGCAATAGGTCTGGTGATAGATGGTTGTAATGCTCCAGGAACATTTGTATTTACTACATTAGCATGACTATTGTAAAATGAATGACTATTTAATTGAATTACACAATCGTGAAAATTAATCATTTCATACATAATGTCAATACAAACTTGCAATGCTTGTAAAAAAGTATATGATGCAGTTAATCCTGCAACAACAATAGTAGCAATAGTTGCTGCAATATTAATGACACCAGTACTACCTGATTGAGCACCATTTGCAGCAGCATTAATATTATTTTGAAGTATACCTGCTATTACGTTTGCAGTACCTCCAGCGGTTGCTGTTGTTAAGTGTGTATCATAACTTCCAGTTCCTGGAGCTGCACCAGGAGTTCTTAAAACATTTTCTACACCAATTCCGTAAGGTGCTCCCCACTGATGTGTTTCACCACCTAAATATGTTGAATGTCCTGTAGAACCTGTTGTGACAGATTGATTACCAAATAATGTTAACAATGCAATACCTGTAGAAACAATAACAGCTACTGCAAAAAAATCATCATGTATAAATTTAAAGCGTGGATGTTTATATGGAATAATACCATATATTTCAGCTAAACCAATTTCTTCAGTATAAAGTTTTACATGTCCACCACCACCTACATATGGTCGTACTAAATTATTTTCAGGTGCATGAAATGAAAATATAGTGTCTTGCACTTGCAAATTATTGTTGACCGTATTATTATAAGATTGTAAAAAAGGATCTGTTGTAGTTACATCATTGTACGGATAGTTTTGAAATAACCCTTTTTGTGTTACAGTATTTTGCATGTCATACTGTATCATATTATTAAACATACCTTTTGCAAGAATACTTCTGTTTCCTTCACGGGATCCACGAAGAATTTCATATCCTACAATATCTTCAACTGGCACACCATCGTTATCAACCGGTTGTTTTATATTAGTAAACTCTACACCAAGAATAATTATTCTTGTACCTGTTGTGTCATGTATGTGAATAGTTTCATTAGAAGGCATCTTGTGATGTCTAATTGGTTCATTACATAAGTCACCCCATATTTCAGGATGATTATTAGGATACAACTCTGAAGATTCCCAATATGCCATGTCTCCACGAGCAACAATTACACCACCATCAGGTCTATCTTCAGCTGGAGTACTCGTAATAGATGACGTATCATAAACTTGCCATGTACGTCTACGAGTATTAATAAGTAAATCAGGATTTGATATTGGTAATAAAACAAGATCACTGGCTGTCGCTTGTCTTCCGGGAATATGAAACGATGCAGAACGAGCACCTGTTTTATATACCCATCTAATAAAAAATGAATATACCTCATCTCTGTAGTATCCTACCTCATGTCCACCATCCCAGTAATAACTTGCTGGATATTCTACTGCAACCCAATTTGTTTGTATAAGATTTGCTAACGGTTGATAATTAATAAATGCTTGTGAAGTGACACCTGATCTTAACAAGTATCCTGCAATATCAAACATTTTTTCACTCTTCTCATATATCACTTTTCTTAAAGGAATAAGAGATAACTCAACTGTAATTAAAGAAGCATTGTATAAATCTAAATGCACTTTTCTTTGAGTTGTAGAATAGTATCCAATTTTTTTAGCAACAGATTGTTGATTAATAGTTGCAATAACTACTAACTCATATTCGTCAAAATTTGGATCTAAGTTGTCTACAATTATATCAATTGATCCGCCCATTCCAGTATGGTCCCATAATGATTGTGCATTACTTGGCATACTGTAATCAGTAAGTTTAATACCGTTCTCAGAATATGCAATAACTGCTTGATAAGAACCATTGTTTAATTGTCCAGAACCTTGTGATTTATTTACAGTAACACATGGTTGTTGTATTAATGGATGCAATCTTAATGCATCACAATCTAATTGTGAAGTACAACATTCAGCACCACATGCATCTGGATCTGGTATAAGTTCGTTAATATTAAGACATACATCACCAGGTTCTGACACATCATATCCTTCAGCAATATTAGTCACATCAAGACTTCCTTCTAATACACATATAGTAATACTTTGTCCATAATCTAAATTTGGAACTTCAACTAAATCATTATTTTCATTTATATAAAAAATACCAGTTGATATAATAGGCATTGGGGGAGTTTCTGGTGTCACTACTGGACAATTGACTCTGTAATCCCATAATGTACTTGGATCATTTCCTATACAATTTCCTGTAATTCTTACAGTACAAAAATCTGTTGTAGTAAATTTATTAAATGAAATTGAAGAAGGTTCACCAGCTTGATCACCACATCTACAAGTAGGACATACACCAGGAGTACCAGCACCTGAACCCGCAGGACCAGTTGAAATACAACCGGTATCTAATGTAGGAGGATCTGTATTAGGATCTGCATCAAACCATACTTGCATTCTATCTTCTTGTACAAAAAAACAAAAATCAATAGTAACAACTCCAAATGTTGGACCTAAACTGTGTTGAGTTGTTACAGTTTGATTTCCACCTGATACTGGTGCAACAGCTGTTCCACAAAGGTTTGGAGGTATTGCTTTAGTAACAGTATAGTTGTTCCATGTTTTATCTACATTAACAAGTTGTGGATAACATATGTATGGAATTTTATCTGAATCCAAATTCATTACTCTATCAGGATTCAAATTATCTTGCCAGTATACTGAATAAGAACAATCATAGTTTTCTTTAGAAGCTCCGGTAATTAAATTAAAAGTACTAAAGTTTAAACATGCATCATTAACAAGTGTTCTATACGAACAATCTGCTTCATCAAATATTCCAATTTCAGAATTTACATTATCTGTTGAAAATATAACCCATTCTGTTTTATATTTGTGTATAATACCAATTACTGTATATGGAAATGTAGAACACTCTAAATTAGATTGCTCATTACCAATTGCTCCTGCTTCCCCATTATGAGCATTGTTAATTGCATTAATAGCATTAAACCAAACGCCATCAGGTACATACACATCGGTAGTATCCTTCTGCATTCCTTTTATAAAACTATTAATCAATCGTGGGTTTCCTGTATTTTTAGTTTCCTCAGCCATGTCTTAGTACATATAACTTTTAAACATGTTATAATAATTGTGATATTGTGCTCTTCTATTCATTTCCCATAAGTCTTTCATTTCTCTAAAGTCAGGAGTATTGACAAATGATAATGCATTAGCACGTGCACCACGTAGTTTTTGTTCCATTAATTGTAAATGATTGGCAACATTTTCACCACTCATAAACAAATTCTCATAAATACGTTGTTTAATTGCGTACTCATAATATTCATTACAGTAAGGATGATCCAGTATTAATAAGTTACCATCATCATCTTCCATTAAAGATTGATAATTAACATAGATAACACCTTCATCAAAATTGACATGAATAAATCCATTTTTTATATATGCATCATATCTACCTTTTACATTTAAGTTAAAGCAATCAGCAGATACTGATTTAGACCTGTGCATTCTTAATGGAATTAAACTTCTACTATCAGTTCTTTTACCGTTTGTAACATAGTGCACATGAGGAGTACCGTCAGCTGCACAATCAAGTAATGCTGGACAAGATCCAGAACCTGTACCCATTGTACTTATTTTAGCTCCCATAATGATTACTTTAACATTAGTTATAGTAGTCATAGAAGTTGATATGATATTAATGTTGTCAGAATCAATAATATTAATATCAAAATCTAATGCAACACCATCAGGACCAAACGCCTGAACAATTATGTTTTGTGTATGTAATTGATGATTAATGATGTTTGAACCTTGCGTAATGTCAGTAAAAGTAGTAGACTGATTAACAAATTTATCTGCCAAAAAGTTTTCTGAAAGAGCAATACCTTCTAAAATACCTTCAGTATATGTTTTATTATACGTAGGTATATCTTCAGTATAATGTTCTTCACATACTAATCCAAAGTTCATTACATAAAAGTCTTGAGGAAGTTTTCCTTTTCCTTTATGTATTTCAATTGCTTTTGAACGTGATTGATTTATACGTAGACCTAAGTCATAATTTACACGTATAGCAACTTTAATTAGTTGCTGAGGTGAAATTAATCCTTCAAGATCCCACGTGTACAAATCAATTCTTACACTGTCTAATAAGTCATCGAAAGTTCTATATTGTGATTCAGTTAACGCCATAATGCAAATTAGTTAATTATGTTTCTATTATCTTGTTGAGGATCTGACGGAACAGCCATCATTGCTCCTAAGTCTTTAATAACATTTTGTTCTATCTCTGCATATAAATATTCAGGAATAGCAAAATTTTTGTCTTGAATAAATGTACAGTCATCAGTAGTGTCGCAATTATAACCACTTATGTCACCTTCAAATACACCTTCAATTCTAACAGCATCCCATTCAAGATTTGGAAAATAGATGTGACCATCCATATACCAGTAATATTTCTTTTTATTGTATTTAAAAGTCTTTTGATTAGACATCTTTTCAAATACATTTGGATAAGTAGGTATCACTTCTTCTGACAAATCTAATGAGTTAACAGCTCTGAAGATAGGACCCCAGTGACCCTCCATCATATTAGGTAATTTATTTTTTGTACGTTTAAATGTACATCCGGATGTGATGCAGTGACACTGTGATTCAGCACGATCTACTTCAATAAGTTCTACATAATTCAAAATCTGAAATACACTGTTGAATTTCATTATTCTGTTCTGAATATCTTGTCTACGTACAAGCATTTTTGCATGCTTCATCACCATAGAATACAAGAATCTATCAGTAAGGAAAGCGTCTTGCTTTACTGCTTTGATTTGATTACGTACTCTTGATAAAACTTCACCTATTGCTATCATAATTTTATTTATAAATCGAACTCATCATAGTATTTAATAAGTTCTTGTTCTTCATCTTTTTTATCTAACTTATAAGAGTCTGATTTATAGATATTTGAGATTTTTACTTTAGGATCAACTTGTAAATACTTTTTCCAATTTTCAGGATAAGTAGCACTTACTGTTCTACTAAATTCTCTTGTTGCATCAAATGCCCACAATTCATGATTCTTAAATCTATATTTACTTCCAAAGGTTGTAAAAAATATTTTTGCAAGATACTGGTCACTCTCATAGTTTCTATGTTGAACAGTTTGTAAATATTCTTCACTTGCTTTGAAGTCAATATTTTTTCTTTTCGGTGGTGGACAAGTTCCAACAAATAAATGTCCGATTTGTTCGGGCAGTTCAACACCATCTCGTTTATCAATTACTGAGTGCCACATGTTTTTATTAAACGTGCTCACTATAGATTTTATTTGCTGACTTGTTAAATTAGCAGATGCTGGAACTTTTTCTTTCAACATCTTTATAAAATCTGTATTCAATGTACCATCTGTCATTTTTCTGAATCGTGGTGCATTTAAGTTTGGTTTATTCATAAACTATTTACATTAAGAATTTACTAAAAAATAAGAACATATTAAAGGATTTGTCCAATTATATTACACTGTGTACACAAATTCAGATATCAATCCTTTATCTGCTTCGTGTATATGCATTATTGCAGCTCTTTGATTACCAGTCCATTTATTATGATAATGATAATAATCAGAAGATGTAAGTGCAGGAATAATACGCGTAACAAATCCTTGCTCTTCATTTTCTGTAATTACCTCTTTTGTTTTTCTACCATGGTAATGTCCAGTATATAAAATACGATGAGTAGAGTTGCCCCATTCAGTTGGAAACTCAACAGCATATACTAACGGATTGTTTTTAGAAGATACATCCCCATGTTCTACTGCAATCATATTTTTACCGTACACAATTACTTTACGTTCTGCATATTCTACATTAAATGATATATCATAATCATTTCGAAATACTTGCGATGCTGCGTGGATCATATGATAAGAAGATAATCTATCATGATTACCGGGTATAAATACTACTTCAAGTTTGTCACAAAACTGTTTAAGTCTATTAATACCATTACATACAGCGTCAAACGCTTTGATATATGCTTTAGTAGCAACTTCTGAATTTTCTACCGGTGTACCTTTTGTAGTCGTTCCATCAAAAGTGTCCATATTAAGAGTATCTGGTCCAATGATAAATACAATTTTATCTAAGTGATAGTTCTTATACGCCTTACCTACAAGATATAATAACGCAGTGTCCATTATTTTTTCCATGTTTTCATTTCCAGGTTTGCCAAAGTGAAGATCCTGTAATGAAATAACCCCACACACTTTTTCAGTTGATACTGAGTTTAAGTGTATAGGGTCAACTTTTGTGTAAGTAGGTAACTTATAAGTTACAAGTTGTTGTAAAAATGATTCTTGTATTATTTGTGCTTCAGGAAGTTTTGTTATTAATGCTGATATTAACCATTTACTATTTTGTTCTTTATTCCAAAACTGTGATAACTTCCATTTTGTTGTGTCTATTCCTAACAGTTTTATAATTTCATCAGGAGTTTTTGGTTCTGTTGAAGATATACCGGTAATTTTACGTGTTCCTGCATCTTCGTTGTGATGTACTTCTGTTACTTTTGAAACCTCTTCTTTTGATTTCATGATCCTGTTTCCAATTTTGATAAACAGTTCATCATTAATTTCTGTGTTATCCTCAAGATTATAAATTGTATCGGTAACTTCTTTTTTAATTATCTTGTAATCTGATAAAGAAAGACCCAATCTTATTGCTTCTTCTTGATTAGACTTTTTTCTTTTTAATCCTTGGTATACCAATTTTGTGATAAGAGTCATAGTATTAAGTATTTGGAGTTATACAAATGTAGTAATTATTTATTATAAAAAACAACCCTCCCATATTTCTACAAGAGGGTGTCTTTCAATGTTTAGAAAACCAACAAACTAAACATTTTAAAAAGGTACTAACAAAATAGCTCTAATAGCAGATCCAGTTCCTCCTGTAATATTTACAGTTGTTGTGGTTGATATAGTACCATTTGAATTTAAGATATAATATTTTGCTTTTGTGCTTGGACCATACTGGGTGTATGTAGTTCCTAAATATATTTTATTATTTTTAACAACAATGTGTCTTACTTCTGGACATGCTCCTACTGGTGTATATAAAGTAAATGATGAATCAAATGCTGCAGTAGTATCACTAATTCTTGCAAAACCGCCAGGTGTACCACCTCCATTAAATGAATTAAAAGAGCCACCAATTAACAATTGTGTACCTTGATATACAATTTTATAAACACTTCGAGATGCACAACCTATAGGAATACCAATTATTCCAGGATTAAATGTTGTGTTAATTGCACCCGTTGAAGACATTTTCACAATTCCACTTCTTGATACACCTTGATACGTATCAAAAACTCCTCCTACAAAGATGTCTCCTGCTGAATTTGATAGTATTGTTTCTACACTTAATAATACTGGTGTTGAATAAGTAAAACTTACTCCTAAATTTAAACTTGTATCAACAACCCCTGCAGGTGTAAATCTACATAAATACTTACAAGCGTTGTTTCCATACATACTTGTAAACACACCGCCAACTAATATTTTACCATCTTGTTGAATTGTAATATCATTTACAATCGCTGCCCCAAGACTGCTTACAGCACCTACTGTACTTGTAGCAAATGTTGTATCAATGTTACCAGTAGTAGCATTTAAAACTACAAATCCTGGTGTACAAAGAACTCCTTTATAACTAACAAAGTTTCCTGCAACATATAGTCTATTTGTATTTGCATCGTATATTACTTTTTTAATATATGTAGGAACTCCTGGCGAATTTGTACTAAAACCTGAACCAAAAAATGTTGTATTAGGAGTAAAATCACAATTAATTAATACAATACTTCCTAATCCTGAAACTACTGGAAAACCTGTACTTGATACACTCGAAAACCACCCAGAATAAACATATCCTAATGGAGTAAGAGTTATGTCGTAAATTGCTCTACCACTTCCAAAGTTTAAGTTAGCTAAAGCAAAAGTAGTATCATTTGATGCACCTAATGCAATTGTTTGCCCTGCAGGTGCTGTTATTCCATATCCACCTATCATTGGTCTTGCAGGTTCTGTATTACAAAATGCACATGCATCTGTAGTTATAGGTCCCCAAGAAACAGGACTACTTGTTACACCATTTGTACATTGTGTAACAATAGTACCTGTGTATGTTGCATCACAAGTATATGGTAATGTTATTGGAGATGTTGCTCCTGATAAAACTACCGGAGTACCTCCATCAATTGAGTAACTTACTTGATAACTTGCTGCACCAGAAACACCAGTAAATGATATAACAACTGCAGAACCTGTTTGAGTTGCTACAACAGCAGTAGGCGGAAAACAACTTGGTACAGAACACACCTCTGTTTGTATAAGTGGAGGGCATGGTGGAACATTTCCTGAAGGAGGAGTTGTAACAGTACATGTACGTGTACGCGTACCTCCTACACACGCTGACCAAGGACCACAATTAAGTACACAAGGAACATCCGGTGGTTGTACACAAGGACCTCCTAAAGTAGACGATGTCATTTGAACAAGTGAAGCTTCTTCGTTTTCCCATTGAATAACTGATGTGCTAATAGGATTAAAAGTGTCTGTATCTAAAGTAGAACCCATAACTGGATCAAAAAATCCAGTTTGATAAAACATAGTCCATCCTCCATTATTATCATGTTGAACTGTTATTTCAAATTGACCGTCAGGTGTATTAATATCCCAACTATAAACAGGAAAACTTAAATCAAGTAATTGACCAGGTGCAACATATGCATAGTATGTAAACGTTTGACCTAATGAAGGTATTAAAACAGTATATTGAAAACACATTTTTACTTCAGGACATGTTGATGTTTGTGATTGAACTAAATAATTACCACAAGATTCACACGAACTCCATTTTTGAGTAGTTTCATTACTTATTGGTAAATAGTTACCACCATTATTTAATGTTTGAGTTCCAGGTACAGGAGTACCTAATTCAGGTGTAAAGCTCCATAAGTCAGTATTATCATTATACCAAACATAAAAATCATCACTAAATCCTTCACAATCAAAGTCTAATTTATAATATGGTTTACCATTAAGTAAACCTGTAGGAGATAATAAAAACTGTATAGGATCAGGTTGTGTGTCACAGAACTCACTACCAAAAGTAAAACATACATCTGGAAGATCACATGGTCTATATTCAACTAATGGTGGACAAGCTGTTCCTCCATTTTGAGGAGGTGTAATAACACTTCTTGTACGTTTTTCTCTGCCACAAACTAATAACTCATCTTCATAATAACATTCACATTGACTCCATGGACCCCATGGTCCAACAACACAGTTTACTGGTACTTTTTCACAACAATTACAATTAGGTAAAATATTATTAAAAATAGCTAATACTTCTAAAAAAGTCATTCCAGATTCAATACCTAAACAAGTAATATCTGGACCTGTATATATTACACAAGCAGCATTATATTCATCACCACATAATCCAGATAAATCTGGAAGCGGCAATGGTGTTATAGTACCAGGACATGGTGGACAATCGTCACAGTTATTGTTTGGATACATATTTGTATTTTTTAATATTATTATGGTTGTTGAGTCTCACACCATAACATATAAGCTTCTGATGTTATCACCCATACTTCGTCACTTCCAACAGGACAAACAATTAAAATAGATGCTTTCATAATTTGTTCAATAAATTTACACGTTGCATTTGGATCCTCATATCTTTCGTCTAAATAAGTTTTTAAAAAACAAATATTATCAGGATCGTCAATAGCACCGTATTCAACAACACCTGCATCCATTAATTTTTGATAACAACCAACTGGTGCATTAGTTTCAAATGTTTTAAAACAATTATCAAATTCATTACAACATCTTTCAATAGATGACCAACACATTGCTCCTTCTAATGCCATTATTTTTTTATACACACCCATAAAGTTATAACAGCATGGTACACTTCCCGGATTACCAGTCCATCCTTTAGCTTCTGCCAATCGTAGAAAAGTATTTACTCCTCCAAAAAAATAAATGTTTCCACAAGGGTCGTCTATTGCATCGCAACTTGGACAACAATACTCAGGAGTTGGATAATTACCAAGTGTGCCAGGAGCACTGTTAACTGTATCTCCAGCAGTATTATTCATAAATTCAGAAAGATCTAACGCTCCACCTGTTGCATCGTATGCTTCAAACAAATCGTCAATATATTTTTTAAAAGGACTTAAACAAGGCATGATTATATAGTTTTATAGTTGTTTTTATTTATTTATTGTTTTTTCAACAGGAGAACCTAAGCGTGCACTTAAACCTCTAAATCGACAGTCACCAATACATTCTACTTTTAAACTTGAATCAAGTACAACACCTTGATCTAAACTTGCTTCATCATCCCAATTAATTGCAGTTATAAATAAGTCTAATGAAGGATTTAATAATGATGAATGGAATGTTCCAGTACCTACGTTTGTAGTAGTATTAAATCCACTCCAAACTTCCCATCTGCTATTTGCAGTACTCCAGAACACATAATATTTTCCTACCACTCCGCTTTCATTGTAATTAATTACATAAAATGGTTGACCATTTACTAAAGTAGGTTCTGGTAAAATATTTGAATATGTATATGTAGTAACAGTACCTTGTCTATCTCTTTGAGTTTGTAAACATAAGTACAAATTAGAACCAAAATAATTTTCTAAAAAAGTATAATAAGGTTCAGCATGTGACATTAATATATCATCATTAATGCATCTTATTAAAAGTCCTTTGGCTGATTCAGGTTTTTTTGGATCACCCATAATTATCATAAACATGTTTTGCATTTCAGATTGTGTAAGTCCTGTTGATAATAAAAATTCATATATGAATTTTAATCCACTATGACCACTAATAGTATTAATTTCTACTATTCCGAAATTTTCAACATAAAATTGTATAAAATTAGTACCAGGAGATACATCACCTAATAATAAAGACAACTGATTTACATAAAACATAAAATCAGATGTTGATCCACATTGCGTGTAAGCATCAGCATAAGAAGTTGGAATATGTTGTAAATCTGGAAAGTCAGGACCATAACTTTCTAAAAATTTTAATATTTTTTCTGTGTCTGCAAATATAGAAAGACAACATATATCGCCTACATCATTTTCGTTTGCTAAAGCACCTTCATAAATTTCATAAAATATTTCAAAATCTTGATAATTACTCAAAGAGTATGGACCATCACAATCTGGACAACATAAATTAAACTTTGTTAATATGAGTCCACCTTCTATTGCATCATTAAATATGCTTATATCTCCTGCCATTTTTTTTTAATTTTAATTGTTATTAGTGTAACCTGCTGTTAGAGAAGCATAGTTTAAGAAATATGTAATTGGATTTTCACAACAACTTGTACATAATACTTCTGGTACAATTGTAACGCTTGATTCTAATTCTTCTGTTTGATCAGATCTTACAAATGCAACATTCTCATAAGGACCTAAACACTTAACTTTAACCACCATTGTCAACACTGATACTTGATATGGAGCCATGTTTCCAATTAGCCAAAATAAACCACCTGTATATGTACCATCTGTTACAGTATAACTTATCAGTTCAAATCCTGATGGTAATGCATCTTCAACAATAACATTTGTTTGTGTACCGTTACCCGCATTGCTTATAACAATTGTAAATGTAATTTCAGATTCAACAATTGGTGTTAAATCACTTGCTGTTTTTTCAATTGTTAAAGTGCTACTTAAACAACAATCACAAATTCTTGTTGCCAATAATTGTACAATAGTATTAATATTATCATTAGTCTGTATACCAATACAATTAAGATCAGTACCAGTATATATTACACAATTTCCATCATAAAGTTCAACACAATCTGTTCCTTCACATTCAGGTGGAGTAGGTGGAACCGGTGGTGGAGTTGGAGGACAACATTGATTACAATTACATGCTGAATTGCAATTAGGATCTGTACATGCCATTTTATATATTTTTTTAATTTTTATTATTTACAACTACCGTATTTAGAATCAAACTGAATCACAGGATTAGAAACAAATACACCACATAATAAATACTTACTATATGCTCCACACGAACCATCAATACAATTTGTAAATTTTTCTGCAAAAAATTCATAAGTATTTGATTGATATTCACCTGGTAAAATTTCAAATGTTACATCTTCATATGCAGTTTCTGAACCATTTTCACAACTTGCAATTGCAAATCTTGCAATAATATTTAAAGTATTTCTTGTTTCATTTGGAACTTTTAATTTTGTAGCAATGTTTATTATTTCAAAAAACAATGAACTTTTTGAACCAGTGTAATCTAATCGTTCATCGTCATTATTATTAATACAACTTGCTTCAAAAGATTCTGTGTTAATCGTTGCTAAAGTTTCAAAATAAATAGTTGTTGTGAGTAATTTACTTACTAAACTTGAAGGTTTAGATTTTCCACATTTATATATTGAAGAAATTTGTATTAAATACTCAATGTCAGCTGTTATATTTTCACTTGTAATATTTACAGTATTTGTTTTATTTTCTGATTGAGTTTTTGAAAACAACGGATTTTTTAAGTCTGTATCTTTTAAATCATAAACTTCAATAAGATACGATGTAGGTACCTGAACACTATCTACAGATGGCTTTTCCCAAAAAACTTGTCCATAATATTCATTAACAGAACCCATTGTTATGTTTTCAGGAGACACTAAAACGCAAGGAACATCAAATGTAGCATTTGCAATTTGAATTATCTTGCTTCTCATATCTCCAATTGTTAACCACAAATTAGTAAGTGAAGCTCCAATATTATTTACAGAAACTGACCATGTAGGTATTGCTTTCATTTGCAATGAGCTATTCATCAATTGAGGCAAATTAGGCAAGTTTGGAATTTGAGAGTTTATACCACGATATAATAAAGCAGCAGTTCCAATAACAGAAGTTAAATTACAATAGTTTCTTTCAAATACTGTAAAAGCATCTTGAATTAAAATTTGTTGTCCAGGTGTACCACTTGACGCACATTGTGAAACAACATAAATATCATTAGTAGAAGCTGTTGATGCTTTAGCAAACTCATTTTCTAAATTTTTTATTGCTTTTTCAGCATTAAAAATTCTACCTTGAGTTGTGTTTATTAAAAGTATAGTTTCTGCTAATTTAGTTGCAGCAACCTTAATGTATTTTGATTGTTCTAATACAGTTATGTAATCACCATTTTCATCAAAATAAGCAATACCATCTGGTAATTCTATTATTGGTTCATTTGATGATGTTACACCAACAGTTCTTGCTGCTAATAATGGTGTAACACTTCCGTCACACACATAGTTAATTATTAACTGAATTAGTTCTTCAAGATTTGTAGGCGTGTCTTCGCGTGGAGCATCCGGTGGAAGTAAACATGCAAATTCGATATTATTAATATCAAAAATATTTTCTGACAACTCACATAAGTAAGTTGCAAGTTTAAATACAACTTCATCTATGGCATCACCAGCACATAAATCTATACAAGGAATATCTGGTCCTTGCCATATCACACATGCTGTAGATATTTTTGGACAGTTTTCTCTATTTGAACCTGGATTATTTACTGGTACTCCCATGTTTATAATGTATTTATTCTTTCTTTAATTGTTGATAATGAACAACCGTTACTCATTATGCACAAACATGCTTCCATTTCAGTTGCACGAACTAACAAGTTGCGTAAATCATCAGCAAAATCAGCATCAATAAGAGCACTACAGTTTTTTAAACCATATCTCTTTTGCTTATATCTTGCATACACAGATTGTGCGAATACTTCATTTATTCGTATTAATTCTGATGATGTACAACTGTGTTCAGATGAATTCATTATTTGTTTTTATTAAGTGCTTGATTGTTTTTTAACGCTGCAATTTGTTGCTCATACTGTGTTAAACAATTTGAGCATACTTGTACGCCATTAGAAGCTCTTCTGTTTTGACAGCCGCAGCTTAAAGTAGTTTTACAGTTATTACATTGTGCCATTGGTTTTGGTATTTAAAGTTAATGATTACATGTTATACAACATCCAGTAAGATATTTTGCAAGCAATCGTTCTGCATATTCATACATCTCTACAGCTTGAACTGGTGCATGACAATATTCTGCTTTTGCTTTTGCAGCATCAGCATACATTTTAATGTATCTTAAATCATGCATTTTTTGGTGTTGTTCTGCAGTAGGTTCACATGCTTGTAATTGTACTTTACAAATTTCTCTGTAATATGTGTTTACTAAATGTGTTGTTCTTAAATGATAGTATTGTACAAAAACTAAATCGTTAGGAGATACACTATATCTAATTGTATATAATCCATCAGGAAGAATTCCCGGATCTGTGTTAGGTGCTGTGATTCCTAAATCTGATGTTGATAAATTCAACACAAAGTTTGGAGCAAGACCATCATCTTCTGTGTAATAAATTGGTAAAGAAAAACCAGGTAAATATATATCAAGTCTTGGACAATCAATCGCCAATCCTTCTCCATATACAGATGCATCTAATATTCTAATTATATTTTCACAAGCTGTTTCTGGAATATCCAAACAAAGATGATGTTTAATCGCCATAACTCATTTATATTTATATCATTACTACAATATGAATTTACAAAAAATAATTAAATAAAACAAAAAAGAGGAAGCAAATTAATACTTCCTCTGATTTGTTTATATGCTTTATGCTTACGGTAATACTGTGAAAGTACAATCCCAGTTATTAGCAGTAGATAACCAGTATGATATACCTTGCTCAAGAGCAGTCAAACGACCTACAGATTGAGGTACAAAGATTCTGATTAAGTATTGATCATTATCCATTGTTCCAGAAGGATTGCTCTTACGAGGAACGCTGTGTAACAAGTTGTAAATAAGATATTTATTTGCACGTGTTACTTCAGCAAATGGACTATAATCAAGAACTTCTCTCAAACGAGGATCTTGCTGCCATGGTTCTTGTTGGTATCTCTTAGCTAAGATTAATTCTCTAATAAGAGTTTCACCAAAACCTCTACCTTGAATAGCTTGTTGAACCTCTGCAGGAACAAAACATTGAGCTAAACACTGATTTCCTAATGGGTCTAATGCTGTAATAGAAGCATAGATTTCAATTGGTTGATATTCTACATGGTCTCTTGGAGAAAAAGAACAGTCACCAAATACAGTATCTACATAAGCACCTACAATTTCAAAGAATGAATCTATAGTATCAGGAGCAGTAGCACCAGTTAATGGTACATAAGTAGCTGAATTAATAGCATCATAAATTTTAGTAACAGTACCGGCAGTAGTCGTTATTGTACCTAAATTTGTTGTACTTGGAGTTTGAAGATTACTTGCAGCAACAAGTTGTACTGTACCAGCACCTGTAGCAGGAACATGAGCAGTAGAAACATATGCAGTCAAAGGAGACGCTGAAGTAATAGTTGTTGAAGCAACAGTTTGTGCAATGTTAACTGTAAAAGTTGAACCTGTACCACCACCACCAGAAACTAAAGCTACAATAGTTGTACCAGCAGCAACACCAGTTCCAGAAAGTACTTGTCCTACAGTAAATCCTGTAGCAGCAGCTGTACCTACAGTAAACAAGTTACCATTGATAGTAGAACCTGTAGCAGATGAAGCAGTAGTTGGAGTGAAGATTACTCTATCACCACCAACAATACCTGTTCTGTCTGTAACAGTAATAATACCTGCTGTACCTGCAGCAGTAGAAGTAGCAGCAACACCAGCATTTAATACTCTGTTCCATACTTTACCTTGTACAAAATCTTTTACAGTTGGATATAAAGCCAATCTGTCTGCCCATCCTAACAATACAATGTTTGGATCTACATTATTTTTTGCCTCATCACAACATCCTGTGTAAGCATCTAATGTAAAGTAAGCATTGTGAGTTAAGAAACGTAATGCAGGAGAACCTTTAAGATCTAATCTTAATCTGTAAGTAGTGTCACAAGTAACTTTACATCCAGCAATAGCAGATATTTGGAAAATATCTTGCACAGGGTTAGATGGTTCAGATACAGTAAATGAACTAATGTACTTAGGATTGATCCCTTTAGATTTTACAGACTCTTTGTAACCTCCGTGAAAAGGTCCAAGTTTGTCTACGGTGTGAAAACTACCCTGCGCTAAATAAGCAAGCGGAGTTGTAGAATAAGCAGGAGAAACACCTGCTGACAATGCAACTGACGCGTTAGTCGTTGCACTAATTAAGGCAAGTTGACCTGCTGTTAAAGCAGAACTTGCAGTACCAGCTGTTGCAACTAAAGAGTTAGCAACTAAAGCCTTCTGGTAGGCATGTGGAAAATAAGCCATTTTACAATATATTTAAAGTTAATAAAAATTTTATTTTAAGAATAGTAACTTATACTTGATACTATTCATTGTACTTTTAATCATGTCAAGGTCATTTACAATTTCACTGTATGGCATAACTGCCTGCAATGAATTAACTTGTTGACATAATTCTCTCATATAAGATAATGCTTCTTCTACAGAATTCAAAATTCTTGGAGCAGAATCTTCATAATTTAATAATTTTTCTGCAGCACCTTGGAATCCTTCTGCTAAAGCATCAGCATGTCCCGGTAATGCATCGTATAATTCATTCAATGCCTTGTGAGAAGCAAACGAACCTAATCCTGTAACTTTTAAATGCAACTTATGAAAACTTGTTGCTGCATTCATTAGTTCACTTACCAACATAGATGTCTGTCCTTCAAGAGATGATCCAGAATTACTTGGTCTTTTTAATTTATAATTTGGTGCAAAGTCCATATTTTCTAATTATTTAATGTTGCGTTTTGTTTACCTCTTTGGTATTGGTTCATTGATTCGATATCTCCAGCAAGAATAGA